GAATATCCTTCCTCAGCAGCCACGTTCCGTCACAGCTTGCGTCATACAGGTTGGAATTAGAGGGAATTCCCTGATTCACCACCAGATACTCCACCGCCGTGCCGCCCTCCATGAGCTTCACGGTAGTCCCAACGGCAAGGGAACTTGCAAGGATGCCGGTTGACGGTGCTTTCGCTCTGCACCCGCCAACTACCGTTACATGGCCCATCAGCTCACCTCCGCAACAATGGGGATAGACACCGTGTTGGCATCCCCAAAGATCGTAAACTTGATGCCGCCGTTGTAGGTCTCGGCGTAGCCGTTGGTGATGCAGTTGAGGTACTGGTTCTCCGCTTCCACAAAGGCCGCGTAATCGTCAGAAGTCCCGGCCCCCGTGTAAACGTGGTCTACCGTGGCAGTGTTGGTGGCCTTGACCCCGGCGATGGCAACGCTCTGCGTCTTGACGCCGGTGTTTTCATCCTCCACCCACGCGGTCCCGATGGTGGCAGTGTAGGTCTTGACGGAGCTGATCTCCGGCAGCTGGCTTGCAGGCACCTTGCCGTCCGCTCCAAGAGACGCCGCCCCGATGGCCGCAGGGGTAATGGGGTCTGCCCCATTCTTCCCGTGCTGGCTGGCGTGTTTCCCCGCCGCCTTGCCGTTCAGTGCTTCCCGGATGTCGGCGTGGGCGTCAACGCTCTGGTTATGCGTTGATACATAGCCCTGCGCCTCCGTTTTGGTAGCGAAGTCGCCGCCAACCGCTGCCTGTGCCTGCTCTGCCCAATACTTAGCGTTGTCCGTGTCCTCACCAGGGCGGGTGTTGGTGCCGCCTACGGCCCAGCTTTGGGCGGTTTTGTTGATACCGTCCACACTGGACGCGCTCTGCGCCGCTGCCGCCGCTGCCGCGCTGGCCTGAGACGCGGAGCTGGCCGCTGCCGCCGCTGACTGACTGGCGGAGCTTGCCGCACCGATGGCCGTACCCGCCGCGTCCTTGGCGCTCTGCTCACTGCCTGCGGCTTGGGACGCGCTGCCCGCCGCCGCATTGGCCTGTGCGGTTGCACGGGCTACGATACCGGCGGTCTCGTCTGCTCTGGCGGTCTCTGCCTGCGCTCTGGCGTTTTCAGCAGAGACGCGGGAGGATTCGGCCTCAGACCGGCCTTGCTCAGCGGATACCCGCCCAGATTCAGCAGATACCCGGCCCTCTTCGGCGGTCACGCGCCCCTGCTCTGCTGCAACACGCGCCGCCTCCGCCTGCTTGCGGCTCTCCTCTGTGGCGTCATCCGTCAGAACCGACGGGATCAGGGTCTCGTTGATGTACTTCTTGATGATGTTGCCGCCTTCATCAAACTTGGCTTTCAGCTCCGCACTGGTCAAACCGCCCACGTCGTTCGGCTCATCGTCCAACTTCTGAATGATGTTCAGATCGCCGTCCAGCAGTTGGATTTCCAGATTGGAGTTGGCTACCACGTTCAGGTCCGCTGTCAATCGCTTATCCATTTAAGCACCTACCTCCGTTTTCGGCACTTCGCCGGTCTCGTTGATTTTCCGCTGCAACTGGCCGTATCCGGCCCCGCCCCGAATGGGGACGGCTTCCTCCTCGGTAACAGGCTGTTCGCCCTCTGCTCCCGGCTGACCACCCATCATGGCACGTTCCTGCTGCTGGAGGGCTTGGATCAGCGCCTCCTTGTCGGTGATCTGCCCGGCAGGCAGACGTTTCAGGTATTCCACCGTGGAGATCTTACCCTGCATCAGCAGATTGTCCAAGGTCTGCATGGCGGCAATCTCACTCCAATAGGAAGCCGCACCCGCATCCAGCCCAATGGTGAAGGGGATCTCCTTCAGGATGGAGAAGTCAAAGGGAACCACCAATTTGCTGTTGTCATAGGGGTTGGAGATCTCCACATACCGTTCTCCGTAGTATTCGCCCATGAACTCCATGTAGATGCGGCCCAGATCCTCAATGCTCTGCAAAAGGTTCTGCTTCGTCAGCTCCATGGGGGTTGCCGCCGCCCGCTGCAAGGCGATAATGGCGGAGGTGTTGTCCGGTCTGGTATCGCCCAGCGCAACGTCCGATGCGCCGAGAAACTTCTGCGTGTAGCTGATGGCAATGTCAATGAACTGGCTGATCTGTGGGGAGATGCTGGCGGGGTCAATGATCTTCGCCACGCCCTCCACGCTGCCGTTCACCGGAATGGCTCCGCCAATCTTGTTTGTCCACTTGGCTACCTTGGTGGAATCGTATACCACCTTCGGGTATGCCAGTGTCATAAGAGAGATCATGGACATGGCGAACAGCTTATTGACGAAAATCTGGTTGGGCAGCAGACCGGTAATCATGGCCTGTCCGTGATAGCAGTCCTGCACATAGTCCCAGTTCATCCACGTCAGGGGATACAGCTTGATGCCGAGGTCCAGATCGCCCCGGATCTCCGCCTGCCGGGTACACTCATAGGCGTGGACGGTGCCGGTCTCATCATCCTTCCACAGCCGGAGCAGCACCGTCACCTTGTTCCCGCTGCCGCTCATGGAATCCATATAGTTGTTGCCGCAGTCCTTGTTGTCCGGCTGGATCTCGTCCGGATCCTTGCCGTACCGCTTGGCCCGCTTCCGGGCCTCGCTCAGCAGCATCCGCCGCTCCAAAATAATGTAGGGCTGGCTCTGCACGTCCCGGTTGTTGGGGTTGCCGAACAAAACCTGCGTATTCATCAGGACTTCCGTGCGGATGGCGCCCTTGCTGGCCTGTCCGGTCTCCGCCGTATCGTCCCAGTAGGTATACATACAGCCGTCACCGTCCACGGCGGCGTTTCGGGTATACTCCCGGATGCGCCCGCCGATGCTGTTGTGCTCAAAGATGGACGCGAACTGATCGTTGAGAATGTCGGCCACCAGCTCCAGGGTCTGCGTGTTCCGCTCCCCGCTGGAGGACATGGCCCGCGCCCACAGCTTCAGATTGTCCGTGGAGATATTCGCCACGGAGAACAGCACCACCCGCTTCAGAAAGTTAAATACGGGGGTGGGGAGGCCGTTGCTCTGCACACCCTCCCACTGTTTCCCTATGAAGAAATTTTCGTTGGTCTCCACGCAGTCATAGAGGTCAATGCCGCTGTTGAAGCTGATGCCCGCGTTGTATTCCTTACCGACCCGCTCCGGGGTCATCGTCTGTTTGCTCATGGGTTCACCCCTTTATTTCACATTTCCGGTATAGCGCAGCTGCACGTCCGTCTCCAGAACCGTTGCGGTAGACGATGCCGATTTGCTCTTGAATACCAGCTTGTAGAAGGTGGCCTTCTTCACCTTCATCTTCACCCGCCGGACCTGCGGCTTTCGGTTGGTGCCGAAAGACCAGTGGGCGAAGTCCGCATGGGCAAAGGTGGCCAGACCGGAGGACACGATTTTCTCCGGGTAGTCACTGCGGCGGTTGGTCTCCACCGTCACATGAACCCGCGCGTTGCTCTCCGGCTGGATCGCCACGAAAATAAGCGGGCTGTATTTCAGCACCCAGTCCCGGTCAAAGTCCATGGAGCCGGTTGCCGCGTAGGCGTCAATATCCTTGCCGTCATCGTTCCGGTACTGCCGGGAAAGATGCACCACGCCGCCGTCAGGCCGGAAGCCGTAGGTCTCCAGCCCCACCTCCACCATGGCCCGGAAGCTCAATCCAGTGTAGAGATACCATGCGTCCGCGCCGTAGTTTAGGATCAGCGCCTTGTCTCCGTACATCCACCAGTATTCTTGCGCCGATTTCCGGTTGAAGGTCCGGGTATCTTTCATGTCAAAGCCTTGCAGCGTCACCTCTACCCGGTCGGAGATCCGTTCCGCGTTCCGCTCGTCAAAGGTGATGTTTCCGCTGGTAGATACGCTCCGCCACCGATACACCGCCTGATCGTCCAGCGTCAGAGGGTTGTTCTCCAGAATGTCCACCTGCCCCGGAGCTTTATTGCCGAACTGCCGGTTGACAGGGGTCACGTAAAACGCCGCCGTGGTGACGTCCGTAGCCGTTACCAGCGTGGAATAGCTCATGGAGTAGGTGGCGTCCTGCTTGAATACCACCAGACGCGCGTAATGGCGCACCATGCCGGTGATAGGCGTGTTGGCCTCGCCCACCTCCGCCTCGTACAGATCCGGGAAGTATTCCGCAGAAGGCTTTCCGGTGGCGGAATCAATCCCGGAGTAAATGGTCTTGTTGGTGCCGTCTCCGTAGAGAAACACGCGGCTGTCCGTCTGGCCGTTGTAAAGCTCGGAGAAGCGCATCCCCGTTACCTGCGCCCGTTCTCCGTTGCCGCTGCGGTAGATCAGCTCCAGTGTGTTGGTTCCGGCAGCGGGGGCAGGGGTAATAGTGAAGGTCCGTGCCGTCAGGTCAGAGGTGTAGGTCTGCGCCGTGTCCCCGATCTTCACGGAAATGATCTCATCCACCGTCTTTTCCGGGATGTGGAAAACCGTCTCCTTGCCGTCCGGGGAATACAGCACCTTCCGCTTGCCCGTCAGCCGGTTTACGTTTTCCAGCAGAAACCCACCGCCCGCAGGCGTGGTTGCGTTCATCACCGTGGGGATATAGCCCTCCACCGCTGCAAAGCTGCTGTTCTCCTTGCCGTCCCAGCTCATGTACTCATGGCCGTTCAACAGATAAACCTTGTTGGAAAAGCCGAAGAACGAGGTCTGATCCTGTGTGCACTGGCCCACAACCTTGGTTGTTGCCGCCGCCGGGTCCAGAGAGAAGATCAGCCCGCCGAAGGCGGCAAGGGTCCGCTGCTTGCTGTCGACCACGCCCTCCCATGCACCGGAGAAAACCGGATTCGCTGTGGGGGCCGTGTGGCCGCTCTCCGCGCACCATGCGTCCCATGCCGTTTTCAGGTTCAGCACCGTCTTAGTGCCGGGGCGCAGCTGCAAGTGCTTCTCCCGCGTTATGCGGAAGTTCCGCATCTTGCTCATTTCGCCGTTCTTGATCTTGGTATCCCCGTCCGGGTTCTCGTTCAGGCCCAGAAACTGGCGGATCTTCAACACCTGAATATCGTTGCTGGATGTGATTTGAGCCATCGTCTGGGCCTCCTTTATCCGTAGGATAGATAACCGGCGGTCATTTCCCCACCCGTCATCACGTCATCGTAGTCCTCGCCCTCGTCAAAATCGTCCACGATCTTCTCCACGGTTTTCTGGGCACCCAGTACGCGGGTGACACAGAAATACCGGGCAGCGTCGCAGATGTGGGTGATCTCGTGGGGCTCCGTGGCGCAGTCCGAGGGGTTTTTCTCGTCATGCTGGATGGAGGGCAGGTTGCGGATCAGACCCACGCAGTTTTCCGTCACCAGCAGTCCGGGCCGGTCCGTGTCGCTCTTCATGGGCTTCAGCAGCTCCTTGACGGCCATCCAGCCCTGAACACGGTTGTTGCTGGCTTTCAGCAGCCCCAACCCGTACTGCGCGAAGATCTCCGCCATGCTCCGCCCGCTGTCCTTCTGCCGGTTCCACATATCCGGCGGGGCGATGGTGAACTCAATGTGTTCCTCCGGCGGGGTCAGGGCATTTGCCAGCTTTGCCGCCTCGCTGACGATCAAGCCGCTTTGCTGTACCTCCCGGTACACATAGGCCCGCCCCTCAAAGTCCACCGCCACCCATAGGCAGGCGAACATATCAAGGCCGTAGTCGAACGCCCGGTATTTCTTCCATTCCCGGGGCACACGCACAAAAGGCGCAATCACATGGGTTTCTTTGCGGAACTCCGGGAAAAACGTGCCTGCCATGGCGTCCCAGTCGCCGTAGCGCCACGCCCGCCGAACATCCTCCGGCAGCAGGTCCAGCATTTGCTTGTACTCCGGGGACGCCTCCAAAAGCTGGGGGTTATCGTCCACCGTGGCGGGGATAAAGGTGTAATCCTTGGCCTTTTCCCCCTCCCGGTACTCCCGGTCCACGAACAGCCGCTTTACCCACAGGTGGCCGATACCACCGGGGTTGCAGGTCAAGTACATCCGCCGGGGGAACTTGGTCGCACCGCGCAAACACGCGCCCAGTGTGCGGAACTGGGATTCCGAGAACTGAGTGGCCTCCTCCATGAAGATCCAGTCAAATTCAAGGCCCTGATATTCCTGATCGTCTCCCGCTCCGTAGTGTCCGAACTTGATAATGCTGCCGTTGCAGAAGAACATCATCCGCATACTGCCGTTGTAGCTGCCAACCTCCGGCGGGATCAGCTTTTGCATGGGCAGGATGATGTTCTGCTCCAATTCCGGGTACTCCCGACGCACGATCAGGATCTTGATGCCGGGGTAAGTGAGCGCGCCGCCTGCCGCCTTCCGCAGCAGAACGTGTGTCTTGCCGCCGCCTCTGGCGCCGCCGTAAGCCGTGTACCGGCTCCGGGACTGGCAGAACTGCTTCTGTTTGGGGTTCAGTGTCCCCAGATCCACCTGCACCGTTCCGCCTGCTGTCTGTTTATATCGAGGCATAATCGCTCCTTATATCTGGTGGACGGGCCGGGTTCATGCACCCGCTCCGCCCATATATGGGGGAAGGGGCCGAAGCCCCCTCCCGTGAGATCACTCGTAATCCTTGGTGCCCTCGATGCCCACACAGCCGTCCTTGGTGGCCACGGCCCGCATGGTCTGACCGGCGGTCAGGGTCACAGCGGCGGTGTAGACCTCGGCGGTGGTGGAATACCGGGGGTTGGTGCCGTCGGTGGTGTACTTGAACACCACGCCGGACACGGCGGTGATGCTGACGGCATGGCCGGTAATAGACATCACGGGTGCCGCCAGAACCGCAGCATTGCCGCAAACGGCAACACCGTCGCCCTTGGCGCCCAGCACGAAGCTGTCATAGTAGGTCACGCCCTGCACCACGGGGCCGGAATATCCCTGCACCTCGGTCAGGATGTTGTACTTCTGGAGCTTCACAGGGTCCACGGTGCAGCCCTTGTGCTTGATGAAGAAGTACACACCGGCGGGCATATAGCTGGTGGGGATGGGCTTCACGCGGCAGCCGTCGAACTCGCCCACAACGCCCTTTGCCAGAGCCTCCTTGCCCAGAGCGTCCACGCCGATATAATCGGGCATCTGCTTGAGCAGCTTGTAGTACTCGGTGGCGATGTAGAGGGTGCGGCCCTCCAGAGGCACCAGCGCGTCGGTCATCTTCGCGTTCAGGTCGATGATGAGACCGCCGATGGTGGCCTTGGTGGGAGCGGTAGCCTCCTTGACGGCGATGTTCGCGCCCATGATCCACTTCTTGATGCGGTGCTTGTCCATGCCGGGGATGGTCACCTCGTCCAGCTGACGGCGCAGAGCGCTGCCTGCGGACTTCTGGATGGCCTGATCGGTCTGGTCCAGCGCGTCGATGGTGAAGGAGAAGGCGGGCTGCTGCTCGCAGGTCATCTCCTGAAGGGTGTCGCCCACGTCATGAACCTCGCCAAAGCGGTTGGAGCCGCTGCGAGTGTACTGGGTCTCAGGCACGGTGTTCACGCTGCCGATGCGGATGGTGCGGCTGTTGGGATTCAGCCAGGAATAGCTGTTGCCGCAGTCATCGGCGGTGATGGAAGCTTTCTTGAAGCGCTCCGCGATCTTAGTTGCGTACTTAATTGCGTAGTTGATAGCCATAGGTAAAAACCTCTCTTTCATTCGGTTTCCCCATAGGCAAAAGAGCCGTTACATGGCACTGTCAAAGGCGTCTCCGAAATCGTCCCGCGTCTTGGAGTTGTCCCCGGCGCTTCTCATGCTGCCGGTGGAGCGCTCCGCGTTCCGCTGGTTCTGCTGTACGGAGGCGGTCTCCCGCTTGGCGTCTGCCGCGTCCTGCCGTGCCTGCTGCACGGCATACCGGGCGTAGGCGGCTACCAGAGAAGATCCGTTCCGCACATCTTCCCAAACCTGGGGTGGGATGCTGTTGGGGTCCTTTGCTGCCTCGGGGAATGTCTGTTGAAATTCCTGAATGTCCGCCTGTCGGCGGCTTGCCGCCTCGGCCTCGGCCCGCTGGGCCTGCGCCATGGCGTCCTGCTGTGCCTGCCGCTCCGCTTCTGCGGCGGCCACAACGGCCTCCCGGTCCTCAAGCTCCACGGAGCGCCGTGCGTCCGCTTCACTCAGGCCCTCGGCCTGCTTGGCCTGCGCCCTGAGCATGGAAATGTAGTCCTTGGTGTTTAACCCCTGCTGGTTTGCAAAACGGTTGACCATCTCCATCACAGGCTTAAACTCGTCATACTGGCTGCGGATGCGGTCATAGTCCATGCCCTTCTGGGCCAGTTCCACCATTTCCGCTTCGTTGGCCTGCCGCACCTCGCCCATGTGCCGCAGCTCCCATGTCTGGGGCCGTGCGTCCACGGTCTCCGACTCGGTCTGTTGCGTCTGGGCTGCCTGTTCCGCATCTGCGGGAGGCTCGGTGTCCTCTTCCGGCGTCTCTGCGCTCTCACTGGGGTCCTCGACAGGCGTTTCCTCGCCAGTCTCCATCGGCTCTGCGGTCTCCTCCGGCTGGTCTGCCGTCACCTCCGCGCCGCCTTCCCAATCGTCCAAAAAGGCGTCCGTAGTTTCGGGCTCCTGTTCGGGGATCTGGTTCATGTTTTCGTCCATATTGGCCTCTTTCCCCAGCCTGGTCTGGCCGGATCTTTGTATTTTCAAAGCCTGGTCTGGCTTTGCTGATAAAACAAAAACGAGACCACAAGAAACGGCTTTCGCCGTTCTCATGGCCTCGTTGGGCTCTCGTTTTTATTCGGTTGAAAAACAGATGCCTTATTCCTCGTAAATGATGTCAAGCCCGTAAGCAACGGCGGCATCATGTTCGATTTTACAGCCACGTGCTTTCTCCCAACCTTTGCAGAAATAGGCTGCGTGACATAGGCTCATGTTCTCCAGAGACTTTGCCAGGAAGCACAGCGGGATTTGTACTACGCCGCGTTCCTCCATCTTCTCCTTGCTGTACCATTCGTCGGTAAACAGCGTGTTGATAACCTCATAGCCCCTGGTTTTCAGAGCAGCGATGGCTTTCTCTCTGGTTGAGACGATTTCTTCCTGAGTTTTTCCAGCCATGGGCTGGGACAACATTGCTTTCATGATAATTCCTCCTGTACATGTGTGATGGGAAAGGGGACATCTGTATCAAGCTCCCGCCCCTCAAAAATGGTGGGGTAGTGGCTCACCTTGCATCTTCGGCAGTAAATCGGCGTGTTGTAGATCACGCTGCCCGGTTCGATGTGCTGAAGCGCTTTCCCGCAGATAGGGCAGCGGTAGACCCACGTCCCATCTACCACCATGCTCCAAACTCCCCGTGCTCAATGCCGCCGTAGAGGTTTTCCACGTCACCGATCACGCTGGGCAGGCTCTGGCGGCACAGCTCCAACTGTTCCAGAAACGTCTGCCACAGGAAGTTGGCCCGACTGGGGTCCTCCTCCAGCAGAAGCAGACCGGCCAGACCGTAGGGCAGCGCCCCGGTGCAGATCCGCTCGTCCAGCGCCACCTCATCCGCCATCTCCGTCACCTTGGGGCAGATAGGCCGCTTGCCGCCCGCCGCTTCCAGTGCCTCCCGGTAGTTGTCGCTGTACGGAAACGCCCGGTCTAAAACGCTGTTCAGCAGGGAAACGGTCCGCAGCTTGTACTCCTTGGTGTCCGCCGTGTCCGTGGAGCCGGTGGATTCGTTCTGGGAATCCATCAGGTGGATGGCGATGTCAAAAATCTGCTGTACCGTAACCGCCATATCACACCTCCCGCCCTTTCAGGCTGGCTTTCATGGTGTTCAGATCGTAGGTCATCAGGTTGTCAATGCCCTGCTCCACGCTTTTCTGCCGGTCCGTAGGCTCCTCCGCCTCCGGCTTTTCCGGTTCCGTGGGGGAGGGAGCTTTGATCTCCCGCAGCAGCCGCAGGATCAGCACCGCGCATACGGCAGCGCCTATGCTGGCCGCCCCGCAGATCAGGGATAAAACCAAAATCAGGCCGTTCACCTCGCCGCCTCCTCACTTGAAGTCGCTTGCGTCCACGCCGTCCCCGAAGGTCACGTTCACGCTGATGTCCTGACGGGCCTCCTGCTTGTCCTGATAGCCGCCCAGACGCTTCTGCTTGTTCAGAAAAATGCCTCGCGTCACCATGCCCTTTTCCTGGTAGATGGGGCTGGTGTCGATCTGCTCCTGAATCCGCTGATACGCCAGCCGCACGTAGTAGCTCATAACGCAGCGGGGATCGTCGATCTCCTCATTGCCCGCTTCAAAGGCTTCCACCTGCGCTTCGACCACCTCGGCCTCCCGGCCATCGTTGTAGTCGTAATACCCCTGAAGCCGCTGAACCGTCCATCGCATCGCATTGGCAAGGCCCGCCTCGCTGTATGCCTGCTCCAGCCGGTCCTGTACGTCAAAGTATTCCTTGGATTCCTTCAGGAACGCCTTGATTCTCTCAATCGTCTGCTTCTTGTGGGCCGCGGCGGCCTTCTTGTTCATGTTGTCCATGTGCGCCTTGCGCTCTTCCGCAGTGGGATTTTTCTTCTGATAAGCCATGCCCCGGCCCCCTCTCACAAAAAATTCTGGTGGTTTCGGCAGGAATCGAACCTGCGACATATCGGCTCACGAAGTCCGCCGCTCTTCCGACTGAGCTACGAAACCATGCTCCGGTGGGCTGTTCGGACCCACCGGGCAACAGGAAAGGAACTGAAGGTGAAAACTGGCTCTGACACAGGAGGCAGGCGGGTTCTATCCCGCCAACTTCATTCAAGCATATTTCGTCAAGTGGACGCAATGGGTTTCAGTTATTTTCGTAATGTTCTACATAAAATACCCCACCCCCTTTTTCCGCCACCCCCAGAGGGAGCACCGGCATAGCTTCCCGCAGCTGACATGAAAGTTCTTGGAGGGGGAGAGGGGATGTGGGTATATAGCCCTATACCCTGCGCGAGAGACACCCCCTGTTTTTCCGCTACCCCCTGGTAGTCCCCCATCCCTCCCTGGTAGTAGGGCCTCCCCAGCAGCAGAGACTACAGCCCCAGCACCGGAGCTACTCAATCGCCCCAGCCAGCCGGAGCAGCCAACAGGAATTGCCAGCCCGGGAGAGGAAATACACAGAATCGACACAGCAACCGCCGAAGCCCAGCAGCCCAAACGGAAATATTTAATAGCCCCTTAAATCTCACCGGAAAAGGGAATTGCCGCCATCGTTGACTGCCTCGCAATATCTCCGAATATCTCGCAAATGCTCCGTTTTTCTCCTGTTTCCTCTCGTTCTCTCGCGTTTTTTATTTGCCTCGTCTCTTCCTTTCGCTACTCTCTCGGTAGAGTATATATAACACCCCCCCCTACAAGAATATATATTTATCTCTCTGGGGTAGGGGGGAATACGCCCCCATCTCTCACTCTGCTATTCTCTCCCCCTATAGTCCCCCTCTCCTTCCCTCTCTCTCCCTGCCCCCGCTGCTGTTGCCGCTGTTGCCGCCCCGCTCACAAAGAGAAAAGCGCCGGGGGTGTTATCCCTCGACGCTCTCGCTCTCGTTACAGCTTGTCCCGGATGGCCTCAATGATCCAGGCGTTGGTGCTCTGGCCTGCGGCGGCTGCTGCCGCTCTGATCTGGTCTTTGCTGGGGTCGGTGCCGATCCTCAGCTTGATAGTGACTTTCTCGTTGTTTGCGCGCTCCCATTTGCGAGAGGCGTCTCGCTGGGCCTTGCTGGTCCTCAATTCCTTGTGCTCCAATAGTTACACCCCCTTTTGCGTCTTATTATATCGCATAGGCGCGTAAAAGTCAGCCTGACAACATGCACAAAAAAGTCCGCCTGATACTGTGCGAACCTGCCAAACCTGCACGAATTTGCAAAAACCCCCTTGACAGCTCGTATCAGTCCGCCTTATAATTCAGGCAACAACAGCAAACACGACAACGCCACAGGCCGACAGGCCGGAAAGGATAACACCATGATGAAGTATTTCGAGAATGTAAAGACCTTGGACGAGCTGAAAAAGCAGTATCGCCGCTTGGCTATGAAGTATCACCCCGACATGGGCGGCAGCACTGAGGCCATGCAGCAGATCAACGCCGAGCATGACGCACTCTTTGAAATGCTGAAGAAGCAGCACAACGCCAGCGCGGACGAGTACCACCAGACCACCGAAACCGCCGCCGAGTTCCGCGACATCATCGACTTTCTGATGAAATTTGATGATCTGGAAGTTGAGCTGGTCGGCTCCTGGGTGTGGTGCGGAGGCAATACGAAGCCCCACAAGGACGAGCTGAAAGCCGCCGGTTTCCACTGGTCCCAGAACAAGGAAAGATGGTATTGGCATCACCCCGAAGAGGGCCGCAAGTGGAGACGTGGCAAGGCCACAATGGACGAGATCCGCCGGAAGTATGGAAGCCAGATTTTCAGCGGCGGACGTGAAGATAGCGCATTTGAGAAAATCGGGGCGGCCTGCTGAGCCGCCCCCCAGAAAGGAGAATCGAACATGAAATATTTAATCCGCCTCGAAAATACACGCACTTCCCGGCATGACGCCCTTTTAGCGTTCTCCCCCATCCCCGCCGGAACGGTAATCGGTTGGGGGAGCGACGAGCACAGCCCCGACGGGATCGCCTATTGGACCGTCACCAGCTGCGAGGAGGTCACCGCATGAATTACACATACGAGATTGAGCGCCGTATCTGCGCCGAGTTCTGCGACAAATACGCATTTATCCATTGCGAGCGATGCCCACTTTACAAGGCTTGCTGTGGCTTTGAAAACGATATGAGCAAGGCCACCGAAGAGAATGAAAAACGGTGGGAGGCCGGACTTGTAAGCGCGCTCTCCGCTTATGATGCACAGCACTAAAACACCTTAACCACAACCGCCCGCCCCGGAGGTCACGAGGGCAGAAAGGATCCCCCATGTTTATGGTTTACTTCAAAGGCCCCAGAGACAAACAGCATAAGCCGATGAGCCTTAACACCGGCGAACTGTTCGACCGCCTCGCCTATGCCCCCATCTACAGAGACGAACTTCTCCCGGATGTCAAAACATGGATTGACTACAACAAGCAATGCGCCCCGGAATGCTCCATCCAGTGCCGCGCCCCCGGTACCTCAAAAATTCTTTATGCCTGAAAGGACCTGCTTATGAGCTATCTTGACCTATTCCAGCGCTACGGCAACCCCAGCCGGGAAGCGGAAATACGGCTGACCGCCTATCTGCTCCGGCCCGACGCCCTGACCGCTGACCGCATCAAGGCCCACGATGACAGCGCCGCCCGGATGATTGCCCGCTGTAACGAGCTGATCGACCAACTGACCGAGTACCGCGCAGCCCTGGCGGAGCGATACGCCGCCCTTGCCACTGCCGCCTACCGTGACCGGCTGGAGCTGACCCGTGACCCCGGTTACAGGGGCAAGCAGGTGATTTACTTTGTGCGGATCGTCCGCACCTATGAGGACGGAACCACGGAGCGCGTTTTGGACGAGAAATATTTTGGCACGGAGCGCCGGAAAGCCTTTGCCCGGTTCGCGGAGCTGAAGCACCAGCGCCCCGGCATTGAGACCTATCAAGACACCGAGAAGCGCAGTTGGGAGCGTTGACAATCGAAAAAGAACAGCGGCCCGGAGCCATCCGAGCCGCTAATTTTTTATGCCGTTTTCTCCATGCTTCACAGTACCTTCACAGTATAGCCGCAATCCCTTGCCATTCCTCAAATCATGTTACAATTCCGTTACAGTTTCCCACTCCACCACAAAACACCAATTCACGCAAAATTGCCATAAAAAACGTTATATATCAACGCTCTTAGCCGCTTTCTGAGGTTGCGTATTTTCGCTTTTGTTGTGGCGGATTTGCGTGCGGTTCGACACAGAATCTACACACTTGACGCCGTTTGTTTGTTAAGATCTTTCCCCCGCCGCTTTCGCTCTGGAAAGATGTTCGTTGACCTGCCGCACGCTGTTGCTCCGATGGTTCTTGCGCAGGTTGATATAGACCTTTTCCATGACCGCCACGCTATCCCCCAGCCACTCCGCCGCCGTCCGGGCATCCACCCCGGCCTCGTAGCAGATTGTCGCAAAGGTGTGCCGGAAGCAGTGGGGGGAGACTTGCGTTTTTTCCTTCTGCTTCCCGTTGTCGGCGGTGATTGTATCCATCAAACCGGCATCCCGGCAATATTGCTTCCAGTATTTGGCAAGCTCATACGCAGTCAGATACTTTCCGGTGTCCGGGGACGGAAACACATAGCCGATCTGGTTCCGTGGCAGCATCCGCGCCAGCTCGTCAAAGATGGGGACATCCCGCCTGCCGTTTTCGGATTTCATGTGATCCTCCAGCAAGGGCACATTGGTGTTGTCATAGTTCAGCTTTTTGCACACATGAATCACACCGGCTTTGCGGTCGATGTCTCGCCATGTCAGCGCCAACGCCTCACCCCGGCGTAAACCGGTGTACATGAGGAAATACCCCAGCAGCCACCACTCGCCCCGTTTCTCTCTGGCCGTGGCTTCTACCTTCGCTTCCTGTTCTTCCGTTAGCGCCGTTCTGACCCGGTGCTTCAAGCCCTTTGACTTGCGGACTTCCGCCGCCGGATTGATGGCAAGCCCGCTTTCCGTTCTGCGGTTGATGGCCGACCGGAAGATCAGCTTCAAAACGGAGATCTCAAGCTGCACCGTGTCCCGGGAATAGTCTTTCTTCTCAAACTGCCGGATATAGGCCACGATTTCCTCCGGCGTGATCTCCGCGATCCGCTCCGGCCCGAACCTTGCCACCAGCCGCCGCATGGTGTTTCCGTAGTTGCGGTAGGTCGCATGGGCAACTTCCGTTTCGATTTCCCGATACCAGTTGTCCGCCGCTTTGGTAAAGGTCCATCCCTTTTCGGCTTCGTCCCGGTATTCCAGGATCTTCCGATCTACCTCTCGGCAGGTTCTGCCCCGGAACGCCTTCCGTTTTCCGTTCACCGTCCGAATGGCCTCAAATAGCCCGTCCGGTCTTTTGTAATACTTCTCCTTTTTCGCCATTTTTCCTTTCCTCCTGTTGCATCGCCAGGGGGATCGTGCTATACTGTGATTGATCCTCCTTTGGCTTTGTCGTGATTGCGATTGGTGGGTTTGCCGTCTGAGTGCTGGAACACTCAGGCGGCTTTTATTCTATGTAACGGATCACGCCCCAGTCTCCGTGGGCAGAATCCAGATAGAGCAGCAGCGTAAACACCATAAAAAACACAAGGATTCCGAAAAGTATCCGCTTCTCCCTTTGCTGCTGGCGAATCAATCGCCGCAGATCGTCGATGTGTGCGGCGTAAATGCCTTTATCGTCGGCTTGCTCGCTGTTCCGCAGCACCTCCAGAATCTTTTCGGCTACATCGTCCGGCGGCTTCACCGTGCCGGAAATGTAGCGGGATACCATGCTTTCCGATACATTGCACTGCTCACCAATTTCCCGCAGGGTCAGCGGGCTTTTCATGCGCATTGCCCGTGCTTTTTCCGAAAAATTCACCGTTTCCCCTCCTTGCAAGTTTTTTGCAAGAGAAATCCGCCATTTGAATTGGACTTTCTTGCTAAATGGGTCTATCGTTCTCATAGGCCCACTCCCCTTTCCCCGGTCCCGCTTCGGCGGGCCGGGGTTTCAAATAGAAAGGAGCATCCCATGACAGAACTTGAGATCCTGTTGGCATTGCGTTCCCTGTCCCCGGAAAAGCAGGCGCTTGCTATTCAAGCCCTGCAAGAGCTTCTATTATCGCAACGATCCGCTCCCGGTTCTCCGGCGTCAGATTGTGGATCATCATGAGCAGCTTTTTATCTTCTGCGTTCAGCTCGTCCTCATTCGTGGGGGCGGGCTGTTTTTCGTCTATCAGATATGAAGGCTGCACGTCAAACAGCTTTGCCATTGCTTTTATCTTAGATGTTGGTATATCGTCGACCCGGCCGCACTCCCATTTGCTTACAGCATTGGTTTTTACCCCCAGCTTTTCGCCTAATTCCGTTTGTGTCAAGCCGAGGGCTTTCCGGTGCAGCCGGATCTTGTCCCCTATTGTCATCGCTTCTTATCCTTTCCGTTTGTTATCTTAATAATACCATATTTTTTTAAAAAGTCAATAAAAATATCTTGACAAGATGAAATAAATGAGTATAATGAAATTATCTTGAAAAGATGAATTGAGGTGACAAAAATGAACGCAAATATGTTGAAGGGACGCCTCCGCGAAAAAGCCATGACACAAGCCGACCTTGCCCCTCAAGTTGGCCTGAGCCTGTCCAGATTCAACGCTAAGTTAAACGAAACTGGCGGTGCTGAGTTTTCTCTTGGCGAAGTCCGAGCGATCAAGCGCGTTTTGGATCTGGACCAGGAGCAGACGGAGCAAATTTTTTTCTCCTGAAATTATCTTGAAAAGGTGAATTACCAGCACTTAGAGCAAGCCGTATACCCCCGGCTTTTGGCGTTGTCCAGTGAGATGGGGATACAGCTCTTGCGCAAATACTGGCAACCGCTCCGGTGGTACTTGCTGCCTGTATTGGTGATATACACCGTCACAGACTGCGGCTCCGAGATTTCCGGGGTGCTTATCCCATTGGACGAACTGCTTGAACTGCTGGCCGTGGATGCTGCCGACTTAGCTGACGCTTTCCCTTCCGATAAGCCCTTTGAATACCCGGAATTGTATCCAGCCTTCTGCCCATCATCGTAGCCATCGTTATACCCGTCATTGTAATCATCGTAAGAATTGGCCTGGCTGTATAGGCATTTAACGCATATATACGAGCTATCATCCAATTCGACAAGATTCTCAATGCTTTTTCGTTCCTCGCACTGAACGCAGTATTGCGTATCCTTTTCTGCGCAGCCTTCGCAATACCCATCAGCGCCGCCATCATCCGGATCATATCCCCGTTTGCAATCTAAGCAAATTTGATACCCTCGTTTTTCAAAACAGGTGGCGCACACATGTTCACCGCTCGCCAAGTCGATCCATCTGGTCACAGAATCCCAGCATTCGCAGCAATCGACCCGTTCCGCATTGAGAGAGCTGCACCCTGTCAAAACAAGCAACGCAGCAAACCCAGCCAGCAACTTTTTAATCTTCTTCATCCAAATCCCTCCTGAGGTGTTATTTATGCAAAATTCTCAAAATGGCCTCACCAATGCCGGAAAGGTGCTCCACGAGGATACCCAGAATGAACGTTATAAGCGGTACAAGCACCTGTGCTATCGCAATCTTCTTCTGAAATCGGCGCTCACGTTCCTTCTCGGCATCCTGTTTAGCGCGTTCCTTGGCGGCTCGATCCGCCGCTAACTTCTTTGCGTATTCTTCAAATTCCCTCTGCACCGCATATTCCCCCCTTACCCCCAAACATACACCAATTCACACTAACTTGCAATCACGAAAAGGAGAATCAACATGAAAGAACTGAAAGTAAAGCTCACCTTCACCGAACCCATCCTCGGCACGTCCCCCGCCAACCCGGAGATCTACCGGGAGTTCATCGGCTCCAAGTCCCCCGATGCCGCCACCGTGGAGGAGGAAGTCTCCGCGCTGGGCGCTGATGCTGTGGCAGAAAAGGCCATGACGGTGTTTCCTCGGACGGAGGACGGCACCCCGTTCCTCTACGATTATCAGATCAAAGGTTTCTTCAAGGACACCTGCGGCGGTCTCCGTAAAGTCAAGGGCACGGCCAGTGAGAAGATCAAGGCTTACAAGAAGGAGATCGATAAGCTGATCTTCCCGGAGCCTCGCGTAATCCCGCTGGAGTTCAACGGCCCCGTGGGTGAGTGCCAGCGCCCCCTGAGAGCGCAGACGGCGCAGGGCGAGCGCGTCAGCCTTGCCATGAGTGAGGAAATCCCCGCAGGCGCTACTTGCGAGTTCCGGGTGGTCTGCCTCTGCGACGATCACGAGAAAGCCGTCCGGGAATGGCTGGATTATGGCCGGTTCTCCGGCATCGGCCAGTGGCGAAACAGTGGCAAGGGCCGGTTCGTTTGGGAGGAGATCCAGTAACGCAACGGAATTGCAAGGCGAAGCATCGCGTAGCAATGGGATTGCTTCGAACAGTTAGGAGATGCTGAGCAACGGAAATGCGGGGCTACGCGGTGCCGCGGCAAGACTGGGAACAGCAATGATATGCAACGGAATAGCATTGCATCGAGGGGCTACGGAATAGAAGCGTTTAGCAATGCAACGGCAAAGCGGAGAACACCATAGCAAAGGCAACGCACAGAGCTGCAAAGATATGCAATGGAATGGTTCAGAACGGTACAGAATCGCAGCGGAATGGCGTAGCACAACAATGCTTGGCGTAGCAACGGAAATGCAGTGATTTGCTATGCAAAGGCAACGCACAGAGAAGCAATTCAGTGCAAAGCCAAGGAAGAGAAATGCAAAGAAAAGCGTAGGAAATGCAACGGAATAGCTCAGCTCGGCGAGGCCACGGCATGGCATAGATAGGCTCGGAAGTGCGGCGGCTTAGATTAGCTACGCATCGCCCCATCAATCGCAATCACGACAAAACCAAAAAAGGAGGCCCCTATGGAACATCCCGCATATCGAGACAATCTTGAACAGATTTTGACCTTTTCCCATGGCCGCAACCTCTTGAACATCAAAGAGGTTCTGGCCTTCACCGGCCTGAAGGACTACCGGGCCATTCACCGGCGTTTCACGTTCATTGACGGCTATATCTCCGCCGCCACGCTGGCCCGCCAGCTTTGCGGAGGTGCCAGGAAATGAGCAAGCTCAACCTCTGCGGCTTCAAGCCGGACCCAAAGCCGCCCGCGCCGCCGGAGCTGGGTGCCCGGTGCAGTTTCCGCCTTTGCCTGGGCGATGCAGAGCATTCCACCCGCACCGGCATTGTTACCTACATCAACATTCCGCACCGCTGGTTTCTGGTCACCTTCGACGGCGGCCTGCGCCAGTGCTATCACTTCGGGGAGGCTTAACTATGGATACAACCACATTCATTTTCGTGCTCATCGGCGCATCCACCGCCGCCGCTTGGCTTTTCAAAATCGTAGACATGATCGAGAGGAGGCCCCGCCATGAAAAGAGATAGCCGCACACGGGAGGAGCGCCGCCGGGACCGGGCCGACTTTTCCGCTTGGGTCTCCTTCGGCTGCTTTCTCGGCTGCCTGCTCATGGTGCTGGCCCACATGCTGGGCGTGGTCTGATGCGCAGACGCCATGGCCGGATGGCAGAATTACCGCCCTGCCCCCGGTGCCACATGTACGGCGGTAAACGGATGGTAGCCCCCGGAAAGGAGGACCTGTTTTTCGTCCTCTGCGATTCCTGCGGCTACCGCACGAAAAAATATACGGACATCGCCCATGCGGTCCGTGTCTGGAGGGAAACCCAACTATGACCAGAAAAACCTATCCCATCTGCCACTTCTGCGAGCATCCCCTGAACCCCAATGCGGAGGACGATTGCGACCGCGTGTTCGTCCTTCCCAATGGGGAACTGTGCTGCCCGCCATGCTTCAAGGATTACCTGTCGAACGAGCTGGATAAAAACATGGACCTGTTTGCCGATGCCCTCGGTATCCCGGTCCTGTATACGGAGGGTCCCAATGCTGACATTTGACGAAGCCACCCACACCTACACCCTTGACGGCATCCAGCTTCCCAGCGTGACCGAAGTCACCCGCTTCTGCGCCTATGACTACAAGTCCGACCGGCCATGGCTGGCGGCAGCTTCCGCCAGCCGTGGAACCGCCGTTCACGAAGCCTGCGCCCTCATCGACTACGGCGAGGAGCCGGAGGAAACGCCGGAGATCGCCGGATACCTGAAAGCCTACCGCCGTTTCCTCAACGACTGGAAACCGGAATGGAAGCTGATTGAATGTCCCATAGCGGACCGGAATATGAAAATGGCCGGGACGATGGACCGCTTTGGCATCATCCATAATGCCCCCGCCATTCTGGACATCAAGACCGGCCAGCTCCATGATGCCGCCCTCTCCGCCCAACTCACCGCCTACAAAATGATTTTCTCATGGGACCCGCGCTGCGGTTACGGGAAAATCCAATCGCTCTATGCCTTGAAACTCTCAAAGGACGGCACTTATGAGCTTCGCCATGTAGAACCAAATTCAAATTTGGTGAATGCCTGCCGCACCCTCCACAAAGCCACAGAAAGGAAGAAACGCACATGAATGAACTCGCCCTGTACCAATACAACGCCGCCGCCCTGACGGTGGCCCCAGTCCCTCGCTCCGGCAATTACACCATCTGCGCCCCAGACGGAGCGCCCGCCGTCCTGAAACGCGGCATCGACTTCGGCATGATCCGCAAGAAGAACGGCGACGCCATGACGAAAAACCCCACCCTCTTCAAATCCGGTGCGGAGAAGGTGGCCGTGGCTTACGGCCTCTGCCAGCGTTACACGCTGGAAAGCAAGCTGGAGGACATCGAGCACGGCTTTTTCTACTTCCTCGTCCGCTGCGACCTCATCAAGATCTATGACGGCAAGGAATACGTCATTACCTCCGCCTACGGCTCCGGCAACACCCGCGAGGGCCGCACCGGCTCCCAGTCCCCCTATGACGGCGCCAACAGTGCGGTCAAGATGGCCCAGAAACGCGCCCTGGTCTCCGCCGCCCTGTCCCTCGGCTGCGTCTCTGATATGTTCACCCAGGACATTGAAAGCGACACCGAGGACGGCAGCGCATACATGACCAACAAGGACCCCAACGCCCCCATTACCGCCGCGCAGGTCAAATTCTTCTATTCTGCCTGTTCCCGCCACGGCCTGACAAAGCAAGAGGCGAAAGCCCTATTGAAGGCCCACGGCTATGACAGCGCCAGCAAGGTCCTCAGCAAGGACTTTGACGCCCTGCTGGACGCGCTGGAACCGAAGGAGGATGCCTGATGTTCGTTAACGGACTGCCCACCTACAGCAAGGAGGGCAAGCAGCTGAAAACCGGCCTGATCGTGGGCCGCGCCGCCAAGGACGGCCAGATCTACGCCACCCAGAGCGGAAAGGAGGTCGGCTCCGTCTCCGTACCGGCCTACGATAAGCAGGACGGCACCACCGCATGGCTCACCGTCAAGGGCTGGGGCCATTGGGCACGGCTCCTTGCTAATGTCCGCAAAGGCGATTCAGTATTCGCCGTGGGCCGCGTGGAGAGCCACGACTATGAGGGCAAGACCTATAACGATCTGGTGGCAGATTACGTCTGCGTCTCTGCCAGCACCGCTGGGCAGGCCCCCGCCCCAAATGCCTATGCCGCCCCCGCCCCCACTGATAATTTCGCCGAAATTGAGGATGACGGAGAGCTTCCTTTTTAACAGCTTTGCCGTGTGTGTCTAAAGGGTGATGACGGGCGGATGCAAGCAAGCCGCAGCACGATCACCGACGCACACAGCAGCCGCAGAAAAAAGAAGAACGCCCCCCCACACCCCCCCAAGAAGAAAAGATTATATATATTATCTCTCTTAGCTGCTGCTGCAGCAGCTAGAAGAAGCTATTAAGAAGCTATTAGGGACTTCTACGGAAGTCTTACAGGAGAAGAACATGGAGAAACAGGATACCCGGCGCTTGTTCAGCCTGATCGAAACGATCTACCCCAACGCGAAGCAGCAGTCCCGCACCGCCGCAGACTTAGAGGCATGGACACTGGTTTTGGCCCCATGGGATTACGAGGACGTGAAACAGGCGGTCATTGTCCGGGCGAGGGAAAACCGGTTTTACCCGGATGTGTATGAACTGGTTCCATTCCTTCCAAAACTGGAAAAACCCAACGCGGAGGAGGCCCCCATGCCGGAGCCGTCCGACGCCTATCTGGAAAAATTCTACGCCAAGGCAGGCGAACAGCACGAGCGCTGGCATGAGGCCGGTATCCCCACCCCCTCCGAAGCGAAGAAGCAAGGGATGACCTACGCCGAATGGTGCGCTCTGGCAGATATGCGAGGTGTTTAATGGCAAGTAATTTTCGGCTGGACGAGCTGATCCGCCGCTATCCCCCACGGGAGAAGAAGCATAAGAAAGCCTCCAAGGTTGAGTACCAGTCCACGCAGCTTTGCTGGACATGCGCCAACGCCTGCGGCGGCTGTGAGTGGTCCGACCATCTGGAGCCGGTCCCCGGCTGGGACGCCACCCCAACAAGCCGGGTGCTGAAGGTCGGCGGCAAGGGCAAGGGCGGCACACGGGTAGCATCCTCGTTCGTGATCCACTACTGCCCCAAATTCAGGAGGGGATGATTGAAAAATGTTTGAAAATAAGCGCTTGAAAGCAGAAATAGTCCGGCTGAGTTATCGCGTGGCAGAGCTGGAAGAACGGCTTTGCCCATGCGAGCAGCATGACTGGAAACGCACTGGAATTGATTACAGCTACGATGAAGCAGGCTGCTGCTACTGCGATGCCATGTATAACTACAAGTGCGCAAGGTGCGGTAAAAAAATGCGATCCTTCCAGCCGTACCTGGAATTGGATGGTGATCTGGGAAATGATGCGGATCGTGGTTGATATTTACGGCGAGGACGCACAGGGAACGAAGGAGGCGGTAGCCATGCTGCTGGAGCCTCTGGGCCGCGTCCGGGTGGTCAGCATTATCATTGACGGAAAGGAAGAAAAGCGATGAAGGTTACATTCACAGTCCCCGGCATTCCGGTGGGCAAGGGCCGTCCCCGGTTCACGAAGGACGGCCACGCACATACCCCGCAGAAAACGCGGAACTACGAGAACAAGGTAGTCCTGTGCTGGCAGTGCCAGAGCGGGAAAGGCTTTGCGGCTGGTGTGCCGCTCAGGGCCACCATCACGGCGTTCTTTACGGTGCCAAAAAGCACGTCAAAGAAAAAGGCCGCTGCAATGGACGGCACGCCCCACATTAAGCGCCCTGACGCCGACAATGTGGCGAAAGCCATTCTGGACGCGCTGAACGGCCACGCTTACAACGATGATAGCGCAATCGCAGTTTTGACGGTGTGGAAGTACCAGACAACCGGAGCCTCCCACGTGGAGGTCACCATTGAGGAGGAAAAGTAATGGATGCTGTGGAGTATTTGAAAACATTGGACAGAATGTGCAACGCTGAGTGCCGTAAATGTGAGTTTAGGGAAGTCCATCGCGTTAATGGAGGTTGCAGTACCTGGCAAAAAAACCACCCGGAGGAGGCCGTTGCCATTGTGGAGCAGTGGGCCGCAGAGCACCCTATCAAAACCCGCCAGAGCGAGTTCTTAAAGATGTTTCCGGGAGCAGATGTTGGCGAAACGGATAGTTGTCTAACTTTGTGCCCTTGCAATATTTACGGAAAGATGCGGAAAGAGTGCGGTACACCTAAATGCTCTGAGTGTCGGAGGAAATTCTGGCTTGCGGAGGTGGAGGAATGAGAGATACAAACCTCGCAAATGCGCTGCGTGAGCACGCAGATTGGTGGGAAAATGGAGACATGATGAATCCGCTGGGAGGGCTGGAGAAAGACCTGTTTGCAGCCGCTGATCGGCTGGAGAATCAAAACGCACACATCGCGGCGCTCCAGCAGGAAATTGAAAAGCTGCGGGGGCAGGCGCCCCGGTGGATCCCGGTGGAGGAGCGGCTGCCGGAAACCCAAGGCTGGTATCATGTGGCAATCCGGGACGAAAAAACGAAAAGGATTGCTGTTGAGCTTGATTTGTATTCGGTAGAAACTGCCAAAAATTTTGGGCATGAAACTGGATTTTGCAAAGATGGCAGATGGGACGGGCGTGAAAAGGTTATTGCGTGGATGCCGCTGCCGGAGCCGCCGGAGGTAAAGCTATGAAAAAGCCTTTTTTTTGCCGCATTGGCCTGCACAAGCTGAACAAGTATGCGTATGTTCAGGTGACGCGCCGCCGAAGCGACCGGCACGGCGGGAAGTACCACACAAATTACGCAGTCTGTGAACGGTGCGAAAAACTATGCTACCGAGTGAAGCGAAAAATGGAGGGAATGTGATGGAAAGACTGACATACCGCGATAAAGACGGATTCCCGATGATGAAAAAACGTGGTGGATTCAAACAAAAAGGCGTTGAGCGCCTTGCCGCCTACGAGGACACGTGGCTTGAGCCGGAGGAAATCGACATGGATCACGAAGCCGCAGAGGTGCTTCACCGTCTGTGCCGAAACTGTGATCTTGACCGGTTGGAGAAACTGGCCGAGGCCGACAAGGACGGGCGCGTGGTGGTACTGCCATTTACCAGTGGGCGCACTTTGCTATGCGAGGAAAACATCGACAGTCCGCGACTTATGAAGGATGTAGAGCTTGCAATTCGCTATTGCAGTAGTTGCGGAATTGTGTTTCACATGGCTTACAATGTGTTCTGTGATCTGGTGAAACATGGGAGAATTACTGCGGTAAGCGAAGAGGCGGAGAAAGCATTGAAGGCGAAGAAGGATGAGTAAGGCTGTTATGCTGAGCATCCGCCCAAAGTGGGTGGAGAAGATCGCCAGCGGTGAAAAGACTATTGAAGTCAGAAAGACGAGGCCAAAGCTGGATACGCCGTTTAAGTGTTATATCTACTGCACGCTGCCAAAATATCCGCACGAGGACTTCATTGCGACGGACTATCCAAGGCCACAGTTTTACGGCGGCGGCAAGGTCATTGGCGAGTTTACCTGTGAGCGGGTCGTCCCGATCACATACGATGGCGGCAGGCTATGGTGTCCGACAAATGCCGCCTTTTCCCCTGCGACGTGCTTATCTCAGGCAGAAATTATAGCTTATATCGGCGATAAGGGGCGTTGTTACGGCTGGCACATCTCCGATCTGCGCATCTATGACCAGCCGCGGGAACTAAGCGAGTTCCAGCGTGTAACTGACCCGTGCGATTCTTGCCATGCAGAATACACATGGGAATGCACAGACTGCAAAAAATTGGGCGGTGACATCAAGCGCCCGCCCCAGAGCTGGTGCTATGTGGACGCGATGAAGGGCTACATACTGCCGGACGACAACCCTGAGTGGTTCCGCGCCGTGGAACACAAATTTTGGAGCGGAGATACGATCCGCGTGGAAATTGAGGAGGCAGAATGATGGATGCTGTGGAGTTTTTAAAAACATTGCGGAGAATGTGCAACGCTGAGTGCCGTAAATGTGAGTTTAGGGAAGTCCATCGCGTTAATGGAGGTTGCAGTACCTGGCAAAAAAACCACCCGGAGGAGGCCGTTGCCATTGTGGAGCAGTGGGCCGCAGAGCACCCCGTCAAAACCCGCCAGAGCGAGTTTCTAAAGCATTACCCCGGCGCGCAAATTACAATAGACGGGTTCCTCCATGCTTGCCCGATGAAAGTGTTCTCAGATACAGGCATTAACTGCGCTGCGCAAACTTGCTCTGAGTGTAGAAAGGCATTCTGGCTCGCGGAGGATGAGGAAGGAGAGCTACCATTTTGAGAGATCAAGAACTCGTAAATGCCTTGAGATGCGTTTCAACAGCAGGCGGGCCAATGGGCGACTGCAAGAAATGCCCGTTTTACAAGACTGAGCCGGTCCCAGAAAATCTGGCGGGAAAAGTCAATTTGACGGAGTGGCCCTCCTGCGATGTTGACGCGGTGGGGCTTGCCGCAGCCGACCGGATTGAAGCGCAGGCGAAAGAGATTGACGCACTGCGGAACGAACTGTGCCTGAAATGCGGAAACTACACGCTGCCCATGAGGGGGCCTGTGATGGATGCCGGTGGAGGGAGACGCCATGAGGCGTGAGACATATCAGCGCGGGATTTCCGGAATCAAGTGGGGGATCTGGAATTGCCAAAAAAAGTGTTTCCAGTTCGACATTTGCGAAGATACGCCGATGCTGGCCATGGCACGGCTTTATCAGAAAATCGGCGATGACGCCAGAAAGTGGCGCTTTGAGCCGAGGCAGATGCCGAAGCCGACGAAGGAGGTGGAGTGATGCGTATGGAGCGGATTTGGGCGATGCCCAACAAATGGACGTTTGCCATCAAGCCCATTGACCGGCTGCTGCGGGAGGAGATGGGCAAGGGTGTTTGGGTTGACCCGTTCGCGGGGGTGAAATCACCGGCCACGATTACCAACGACCTGAATCCGGAGCGGCCCACGAATTACCACATGGACGCGCTGGCGTTCCTTAAAACCTTTGCAGATAACTCTGTGGACGGTGTGCTGTATGACCCGCCGTATTCTCAGAGACGGGTTCCGAGAATGTATGAGGGTACTCAAGCCGGACGGAGTTCTGATTTTTAAGTGGGCGGAAACACAGATCCCAGCTGCCGATGTCTGGAAAGCGATTGGGGAAAAACCTCTTTTCGGACACCACAGCGGGAAAAAATCGCAGACCTTTTGGGGCTGCTTTATGAAATTGGGAGGGGAATTATGAACGATCAAGACCTCGTAAATGCGCTGCGGGAGCACGCAGGATGGGCGCAGGCAAATGAGTGGGAAACGCCGATCACGCTGGGCGATGATCTGACAGAAGCCGCCGACCGGATTGAAGCGCAGGCGAAAGAAATTGAGAAACTGCGGGGGCAGGTGCCCCACTGGATCCCGGTGGAGGAGCGGCTGCCGGAGAATTTTCGGAAAGTGCTGTGTTGGGGTGAGTATTTCCGCTATGGAGACTTTAATGGAATGTTTGTAAATTACGCACTCGGATATCAAAACAACGGGAGCTGGGGCGGTGAAGTTGCCAATGGAACAAATGCTCGTGCTTTGGCGTGGATGCCGCTGCCGGAGCCGCCGAAGGAGAAATAATGGAAAATGTTAATTGCCTGCGTTGCCACTTTAGGCATGAGGACAACGGAAACTGTACTGCGGTCGGCGGGTTCTGCACGGCGGTCCAAGCGGCGCACTGCCCGCTGCTGCGTCAGTATTTAGACACGGGCATGACGCCAGAAGCGTTTCAATCTTTTGTGGTGTTTTTTCAGGATTTAATTGGAAACCAAAAAGCCAGTGAGGCACTGGACAGGTTCCGCCAGTTGGTCAAGGCCGACAAGGACGGGCGGCTGGTGGTGCTGCCATTTACCAGTGGTCGCACTTTGCTATGCAAGGAAAACATCGACAGTCCGCGACTTATGAAGGATGTAGAGCTTGCAATTCGCTATTGCAGTAGTTGCGGAATTGTGTTTCACATGGCTTACAATGTGTTCTGTGATCTGGTGAAACATGGGAGAATTACTGCGGTAAGCGAAGAGACGGAGAAAGCATTGGAGGCGATGAAGGATGCGTAAGGCTGTTATGCTGAGCATCCGCCCCAAGTGGGTGGAGAAGATCGCCAGCGGTGAAAAGACTATCGAAGTCCGCAAGACCAAGCCGAAGCTGGAAACGCCGTTTAAGTGCTATATCTACTGCACGCTGCCAAAATATCCGCACGAGGACTTCATCGCGACGGACTATCCAAGGCCACAATTTTACGGCGGCAAGGTTGTCGGGGAGTTTACATGCGACCAAATCATAGACGCATGGTGGGACTATGTGCCGGATGCCATTACAAGAGAGGTTACGGGCGGCAATTTAGAAGCGCTGGACGGAATCGGCATGACGGACGAAGAACTATTTAGCTATGTCGGAGACAGCATGAGAGGCCACTGCTACGGCTGGCACATCTCCGACCTGCTGATCTATGACCAGCCGAAGGGATTGGACGAGTTTACTCGTCTGCGTGAAACGAAATTTGGCTCGGAGCCGGTGACAATCAAGCGCGCGCCCCAGAGCTGGTGCTATGTGGAGGAGGGCTGACAATGGCTGAATACATCGAGCGCAGTGCGGCGATTAAGGCCGCGAAGCACGCGTGGGCAAAAGGGCTTGAGCCGTCGCAGTATATTGAGGTCCTGCCCGCCGCCGACGTGGCCCCGGTGGTGCATGCCGAATGGGTAGTCTGTGGCGATGGCGATAACGTTCCGTGGATGTGTAGCCATTGCGGCAAGACAACGGCTCACAAGTATAAGGTCATATATGGGAAATACTGCCCCCACTGCGGGGCGAAAATGGACGGAGGTAACGAAAATGTATAAGCCGTTAGCCGACAGCACCCTACTTAGGATGCCCAAAAAGGAGATTATTGAGCTGCTTCGCACCGCAGAGCATAACGCGAAGGTATCTCAGGAATGGGTGGCACAGCAAGCGGAGAACCTCAAGGACTGGAAACCGGTGGTGCATGGGCGGTGGGATGATTCTGGGCGGTATACATTTCCGGGCGGTGGGACTGCTGTTAGGTGTACCGAGTGCGGCTGCGCACTGACAGAGAGCGAGTATCACCTGAACAACTGGAATTACTGTCCTGTATGCGGGGCGAAGATGGACGGAGGTGCTGACCATGAGGCTGATTGATGTTGATGATTTGGGCGTGGGCCGGTGCAGCAAAGATGTTCTCCCTGCGGCGTATTGTGCTGGTTGGAACGGCTTACTTGGCTTGGTCGAAAAAGCCCCCACCGTGGATGCCGTGATCGTGACACGGTGCAAGGACTGCAAGCATCGGATATACAAAAACATGGGTGATGAAATCGGAGAGATTGGCGGCTGCGGACTGTTTAATTGTGCCATGCCAAATGAAGGCTTTTGCAGTCACGGCGAGAGAAAGGACGGCGGGAATGGCTAAACAGTCTGGGTATTTGCAACGGCGGGAGGCGGAGCTGGACGCCACCTTCAACGCCGGGGCGGCGATGGCGATGCAATTCGCCATGGATACGCTTCAGATGGCCCTCCACCAGACGGAGGGCTGGGGCTATGACCGGATCATGCGGATCACCCATAACTGGGTTGCCGTTCAGCGCGAGTACAAACCGGCGCTGGACTGCCGGAACCCAGAGGCGGACGTCCGACAGGAGCACATGGATCGGGTGCTTGCGGAGATTATCCGGGACAAGGCAAAGTTGATCCCATTCCCGGACAGATACAAGGATTTGAAAAAGGTCCGTTATGGGAGGTAACTATGCAGAAGGAAGATATATCGCTTTTGCGCATCTACGCGAAGAATGATATGAATTGCGTGAAAACCGCAAAAGAGATGGATATTCACCACAACAGCGTGATCTATCGGCTTGGCAAGATCAAGACGGAAACCGGGCTGGATGCGCGGAAGTTCTGGGACTTGGTGAAGCTACTGGAAATGGAGGAATCATGAAACTTGGACAGGTGGTTCGGGCCAGATTCAAGTCCATACCGTCCCAGCTGGAGCGGCAGCACCCAACGTATGAGCAGCTGTATCCGTTCCAGCGCGGAGAGGTAATTTACATCCACCCAAAGGGCCGGTTTGTCAGTGTGCGGACGGAAACGGCGGGCGGACCTGTGGTAGAGAATTTCCGGCTATGTGAGGTGGTTATGTGAGTACATTCCCGGAACGGCTGCGCAAGTTAAGGGAATCTGAGCGGCCTGCTAAAAGTATGAGGGTGAAAGCGGAGCTGATTGGGATCGGGCATGATACGCTGCGGAAGTATGAAACCGGGGAGAACGAACCGGCTCTCAGCCAGTTGAAGCTGATAGCGAATCATTACCACGTCAGCTTGGATGAGCTTGCATGGGACGAGGGCGAGCGAGAGAGTAAACCTTTATAGTATCGCAAAAAAAATTGGTCTTTGCCCCCAATTCGGGGCAAGCGAATAAAAATATGTGTCAGAATGAGGGTGCGGGGTTATATCCGTATCCTCATTCCATCCATCCTTTCTTTCCTCCTGACCCCGGCGGATGCCGGGGATATGCAGACGTAGCTCAGTAGGCAGAGCACCGCGCCAGGAGGTATGCGCTGGTTCAAACCCAGCCGTCTGCACCAGAATACCGGGTCGCACCCGACTGTGAAAGTCAGTCGCAGGAAACGCGATAGATCAACCTGACGTCTCGGAAATAGCAACGAGGGCAAGTCGCTCAGGAGCGCGACGCGCGAGCCACGACGCAATAGGACTTTGAGAGCCTGACAAATCGGGGCACAGGACCCTCCGCACCTCTCAACGATGTGTCCCAGGAGGGACATTCACGGCATAGGTGCCCCGTAAGGGGAGACCACAGCGAGTGACGGGGACTTTCCCTGAAGCGCTAAAGCAGGGCAGGACTGCAATGCCGTACCATCCCGGCCAGCGGGCGAGGAAGCGTAAAAAGCTAAGTGTCAGGAGGTCGGCAGAAATGTGACGTACTGACGGCTGGTAGGAAGACGCAGCGCAGCCGGGAGCCGATAAAAAAGATCTTGCGTACCATGTTTGAATCGGGGAGATCCGGACACGCAAGATGTGTATGCCCATTTGGGCGGGTAAAATCTGCTATGTAAGGCCAAGGGGTGGGGGCTGGTAGCAAAATAGGAGGAAGTCATGGCAAAAGGGGGAAACGCGTCTTTTATTGTGACTGCTTCAAGCGTAAAAAAGTTTTTACAACAATCAGAGAAGTCAACGGCGTGTGAAAGATTGATGGGTAAGGCGCGGTTGCATATCCCTGATTTTGACAATAAGCAAGTAAAGCGGCGAGAAAACCAAGGAGCAGGGGCCGGTAGCAAAATAATGTTAAGAGGTTATGCGAAATGAAAAAGTATATTGGCACGAAAATCATTGAAGCGGCCCCTGCTATTCGCAAGGGTGGCAAGGTCTACGATGCGAACGAGCTGATCCCCAGAAGCATGGAGCCTGCGGAAGAGGGGTACAAGGTTCGTTACCAGGACGGCTACGAGAGTTTTAGCCCTAAGGACGTGTTCGAGGAAGCGTACCGCCCCACCGACGGCATGAGCTTTGGCTTGGCTATTGAAGCGGCAAAGAAAGGGAAGAGAATTGCCCGTCGTGGTTGGAATGGCAAGAATCAGCATGTCGAGCTTGCGGAGCGCATCAGCTATGAGAATGCTGCGCATGAGGTGATCAACGCCATTCACGAAGCTATCGGTAACAAAGCGCTTGCTTTTGTCGGCACATCCGGCGTGCAGCTCGGCTGGCTGGCATCGCAGGCGGATATGCTTGCCGATGACTGGATGATCGTGGAGTAAATTATTACCGGTAGCAAAACAGGAGGATGGCATGGAAATCACAAAACGGCGGCTTGCGGATATTGTACCGTATGCCGCAAACGCAAAAAAGCATGATAAGCGGCAAATCAACAACGTTGCGGAGAGCATCAAGCAGTACGGATTCGTACAGCCGATTGTGATTGACCGTGACGGCGTGATCGTAATCGGCCACTGCCGCGCTTTGGCGGCAAAGAAGCTGGGTATGGAAGAAGTACCGTGCGTCTGCGTGGACGATCTCACACCGGAGCAGGTGAACGCCCTGCGGCTGGTGGATAATAAGAGCAACGAGAGCGACTGGGATTTTGACCTGCTGGCAGAGGAATTGCCGGGGCTGGATTTGTCGGCGTTTGATTTCGACTGGGGGATTGAAAACGAGGATGAGTACGGCACTGATTTTTCCTTGCCGGATGGGGACAAATCGGAAATCTGTCAAATGACATTCACGCTCCATGAACAACAGAAAGAATTGATCGAATATGCTATGACGTGTGTTGAAGATGAAATAACAGAAACGTTTGGCAACGCCAATAAAAACGGGAATGCATTGTATGAGGTGATACGGCAATGGGCAGCGCAAAAGACCTGATTGTAAAAGTTATTCCAAGCAAGGTTGCCGTTCCGTTTGTGAAAACGCACCATTACAGCGGCAAGGTTGTGAATAACAGCAATTTGCATTTCGGCGTGTTTTACGAAGGCAGACTTCACGGTGTCATGTCCTTTGGCCCGTCTTTGGATAAGTCTAAAATCCAAGGGCTTGTTGAGGGGACAGGGTGGAACGAATTCATCGAATTGAACCGCATGGCGTTTGATGATGTGCTTCCGCGCAATAGTGAGAGCCGGGCAATTGCGATTGCGATGAAGCTAATCCGAAAAAACGCGCCTCAAATCAAATGGGTAATTTCGTTTGCGGATGGTTGCCAATGCGGTGACGGAACAATTTACCGTGCAAGTGGGTTTGTTTTGACGGGTTATTCAAGCGGCTCAATGTGGCAACTTCCTGATTACCTCGTGAAAATAAACGGCGGGTCAGTTGCCCACAGAATGAAAGTGCAGGATAAATGCAGTGCTTTGTCAAGGTATATTCTTGAAGAAACGCATGGCAAAAACTTAACGATGGAAAAGTGCGTTGAGATGTTTGGCGGGAAAATTCTTGAGGGGAAGATGTTTCGATATATCTATTTTATCGACCCGTCATATAAAGAACGACTTACCGTTCCTATCATTCCGTTTTCAAAAATTGATGAAATGGGCGCTGGAATGTACAAAGGGGAAAAGGTAACGCAAGCAGAAAGGCACCAGTGACACGGCAATATGCGGCGGTAGTTTAACGGTAAAACGTTCCGCATCCTGCGGAAAGATGGCGGTTCAACTCCGACCTCGCTGCTCCAAAATGCCGTGTTGTGAAACCAGAGAAAGGAGGGGTGGAAGTGGCACGGACTGGAAGGCCGAAAAAAGTAATAAATCAAAAGCTGTTTGAGAATCTATGCGGTATCCAGTGCACGGAAGCAGAAATCTGCGGAGTGCTTGAGTGCAGCGCGGACACCCTGAATCGATGGTGCAAACGGACGTATAAAATGACTTTTGCGGACACATATAAAAGCAAGAGCCAGGTAGGAAAGTCGAGCCTGCGGAGAGCGCAGTGGAAGCTGGCCGAAAAGAACGCAAGCATGGCTATTTGGCTGGGGAAACAGTACCTTGAGCAAAAAGATATTGTGGAGCAGAACGTCAATGCGGACGGTGTCAAGGTGATTATCGATGTCTGATATTCTCTTGTCAGAAAAGATCGGCCCTGCGTTTTATAGCATTGCACATGACATTTTTAGGCATGGGCATACGCACTACGATTTTAGCGGCGGGCGTGGCTCGCTGAAATCCTCCACAGTATCAATTCTTGTACCGCTTTTGCTGGTTGGCAATCCGGGAACGCATGCGCTTGTGTTGCGCAAGGTGGCAAATACAATCCGCGATAGCGTTTATGCCCAGTATATCTGGGCAATCGGCGAGCTGGGCATGGCGGCGTATTGGGAAGCGAAAGTATCCCCGATGGAGCTGATCTATAAGCCGACAGGCCAGAAGATCATGTTTCGCGGCGCTGATGACCCGATGAAGATCAAGTCTATCAAGGTGCCGTTTGGCTACATTGCCGTGACGCACTTTGAAGAAAAAGACCAGTTTGCCGGTCGTGCGGAAATCCGAACCATTTTGCAGTCGACCATGCGCGGTGGCTCGATGTTCTGGAATTTTGAGAGCTATAACCCGCCAATTTCGCGCGACAACTGGGCGAACAAAGATAGCTTGGAGGAACGGGATGACCGCTTGTGTCATAAGTCTACGTATCTGCAAGCACCGCCGGAGTGGTTGGGAGAACAGTTTCTTGCAGAAGCGGAACACTTAAAAGAGACGGACGAGCGTGCATATCAGCACGAATATCTTGGTATCCCGGTAGGGACCGGTGGAAATGTGTTTGACAAGCTGGAACTGCGGGAGATTACCGATGAAGAAGTCAAGAGTTTCGACCGCATCTATCAGGGGGTGGACTTCGGCTGGTTCCCCGACCCGTTTGCTTTTATCCGGCTGCATTATGATCGGGCGCGAGAGACCATCTATCTGCTGGACGAGATTTACCAAAACAAATTATCCAACGAGCAAAGCGCGACCATGATTAAGCAGCGCGGATATAACAACATTAGGACAATCTGCGACAGCGCCGAGCCGAAGAGCGTTGCTGATCTCCGCGCAATGGGGCTACCTGCGTATGAAGCGGTCAAAGGCCCCGGCTCTGTGGAATATGGCATGAAGTTTTTGCAGCGGAGAACGATTGTTATTGATAGGCAACGCACACCGCATGCTTACGATGAATTTGTTGGATACGAATACGAACGAAACAAAGACGGTGACATTATCAGCGGATACCCAGACGCGAACAACCACCTGATTGACGCGACCCGGTATGCGTTGGAGCCTGTCAGCCGCAGAATGGGAGTTATTGCATGAGCAGTGCAGTTATCCAAAAGTTAAAAGAGCTTGGCTATACAACGATCTCTGAAGAGTTTTATGGGCAAGTTGATCTGTGGGAATCGTGGTACGTTGGTAAAGTGAAGGGCTTCCACCAGTACCGCAGATATAACGGCCACAAGTGGACTAAACACAATAGAGCAACGCTCAGCATGGGAAAAAAGGTCTGCGAGGACTGGGCGAACCTGCTCATGAACGAAAAAGTCAAAATCACGCTTGAGGGCAAAAAAGAACAGGATTTCATCGATCGCGTTTTGGCGGAGAACAATTTCACCGTCAAAGCTAATGAGATGCAGGAGATGAAATCCGCACTGGGGACGGTGGCATATATCCCCCGCGTGACGGGGCAGGGCGTGACGGATTCCGGAGAGATCATCCCCGGTGACGCGTCCAGCATTGTGATTGATTATGCCACGATGCATGACATTTACCCACTTGCATGGCAGAACGGCTTTATTTATGATTGCGCTTTTACTTCCAGGGTCACGCGAGACGGAAAGGATTATGTGTATTTCCAGATCCACCGCAGAGCAAATGATGGAACGTATGTAATCGAAAACCGAATTTACCGATACCAGAACGAACAGTTGTCCGATGAAGATTTGAAGAATGTTTCCGGGTTTGAGCATATTCCCCCTGTGGTATACACCGGAAGCAATAAACGGCAGTTTGTAATTGACAAGCCGAACATTGCAAACAACTTCAACTATCTTTTGCCTGTTGGCATTTCCGTTTTTGCAAATTCCATTGATGTTCTTCGCGGCGTTGATACTGCGTACGACTGCTACGTCAATGAGTTTGAAAACGGCCCCATGATGATGATGGTCAAAATGCCAGCGACAAAGTATGAAGACGGTGAACCGACACTGGATGACAATGACAGGCGGTTTTACCTTCTCCCGGAAGATACACAGCAGGGGAGCGTTGTTGAGACCGTTGCACCGGAACTTCGGACGGCTGCGCTGAATGTCGGCCTGCAAGACCAACTCAATATGCTTTCCAGCAAATGTGGGTTCGGTGAAACCTATTATCGATTCGATGGCGGCAGCATGGCAACGGCCACGCAGGTAATCAGCGAGAATAGTACCATGTTCCGCACGATCAAGAAGCATGAAATTATCCTTGAGCAGGCATTGACTGAGCTGTGCCGTGTTCTTCTCCGGCTTGGGAATACTGCAATGAATGCAGGGCTTGACGAAAATGTAGAAATCTCCATCGACTTCGATGACAGCATAATTGAGGACAAGCAAACCGATTTTTCCCGCGATATGCAGCTTTTGCAGGCGGGCATCATGAACGACTGGGAGTTCCGCATGAAGTGGATGAATGAGGACGAGGCGACCGCAAAGGCGGCGCTGCCGAAGATGCAGGACATGACAACCGAAGGACAAGAGGAGGTAGAGTAATGGGCGGTAGAGGTGGAGCAGGTGGCGGCACTTCCGCTACGAAGAATAATATTCGCACGGTGCAAGGAGTTTCTGTCGGCTCTCGGCTTTTTGCAAAAGAAAGCGATGTCGCTAAACTTTCGCAAAATACTATCTGGGTTGAAAACACAAGCACGCCGCACGCTGTTCTGAAAAACAGTCAAGGAACAGTTCAAGTGCAAGGTGATAAAAAGGACAAATACGGCATCCTCGAAAATGTGAATACCGCCGTTGTGCATCTCAGCGGCGTTGACCGAAGCACACCTACAAGGGAAGTCACCAAATTAAATAAGCAACTTAACGAAATACGCTCACGGGGTTTTGATGTCCAAAGAATTAGTGTGGGCGAATATGAAAGCGTTGCTTACATAAAACGAAAGCTATTCACAAGGGCTTTTTAAAAATTTTCCATGATAAACTTTGAAAATTTGGACAAGTTCATGTTCCCTGGCGTCGGAAAGTACGGTATACCGCAAATCGAGCCGGTCAAGGCGTATCCGCACGGCGAGTTTATCCCCGTGAATTACCATTACACAGCAAAAGACACGAAAAGCAAGATTTTGCATTTCTTTGTGGACGATTATCAATTCATTCGATATTGGAATACGCCTGACAAGTACATTCCGAAACTGTCGCAGTTTTCGGCGGTGTGTGCGCCGGACTTTTCTACTTACACGGATATGCCGCTGGCGATGCAGATATACAACCATTACCGCAAGCACTGGCTGGCGGCATACTGGCAGCTCCACGGCATGACGGTTTATCCAACGATTTCATGGAGCAACGAGAATAGTTATGATTGGTGCTTTGACGGCGAGCCTGTCGGCGGAATAGTTGCGGTTAGTTCGGTAGGCACACAGCAAAACAAGGAAAGCAAGCAGCTGTTTCTGCGCGGCTACGAGGAAATGATGAAGCGGCTCTCTCCTGAATGGGTGATATTCTACGGCAAAGTGCCGGAGGAATGCGACTGGAATGTAATTTGCGTAAAACCGCATTACGACGATATTGTGAAACGGAGGAAAGCAAATGAAATATCCGTTTCAGCCGGAAATCCTTGATGCGCTGCCGGAAGAACTGGCAGAACTGTTCCGGTCACTTGAACTCGTATTGCTGGATGAAATCTGCTCCCGGCTGAAAGCTGCGGATGAACTGAACGAGGTAACGGTGCAGGACATCCGGGCGTTGCGGTCCCACAGCATCGACCTAAAAGAAATCAAGAAAGCAATCCGCGAGACTTCCGGCATCAGCAAAACTAAGCTGGACAAGCTGCTGGGCGATGTGGTCGCAAGGAACCAACAGTATTACACCGATATGATTGACCTTGCGCATATCACCCAGCCTGAGACACTGGTTGACGCTGCGGAAGTGGCGGCGATCAGGACGCAGACACTTGATACATTCCACAATCTGACCGCATCCATGGGCTTCCTAGTGGACGCTGGGCGTACAATGCTCCCACCTGCCAAAGCGTACCAATGGGCACTTGACAGCGCAGCGTTGCAGGTGCAAAGCGGTGCAATCAACTACAATCAGGCAATTAAAACGGCGGTAAAGGAACTTGCGGATAGCGGTCTGAAAGTGGTTGACTACGAAAGCGGCCATCGGGATCATATCGATGTTGCCGTGCGAAGAGCCGTAATGACCGGCGTATCTCAAATCTGCGCCAAGTATACGGAGCAATCCTCAGAATATCTGGATACACCATATTTTGAAGTTTCGGCTCATGTTGGCGCACGAGATAAGCCGGGACCGTCACCATGGTCATCGCATAAGGATTGGCAAGGCCGCGTTTACAGCGTCCGCACTGGGGACATTTACCCGAGCATTTATGACATTTGCGGCTTGGGCGCTGTTGACGGTCTGGAAGGGGCCAACTGCCGCCACAGGCGGTTCCCATGGGTTGAGGGCGTGTCCGAGCGCACTTACACGGATGAACAGTTGGAACACATCGATGACGGCCATGGATGCACATTTGATGGCAAGGATTACACGGCATACGAGGCAACCCAGATGCAACGCCGCATTGAGCGGACCGTTAGGAAGCTAAAGCGCGAAAAAGCCGCCTACAAGGCCGCAGGATTGCATGAAGATGAGACTGCGGCAAACATACGGCTACGGCGGTTAAACGCTAAATACAAGGCGTTCAGCGCGGAAGCTGGGCTCCCGGAGCAACCGGAGCGGATGCGCGTCTATTTCACGGATGACGCAACGTTAAAAACGGCAAATGCCATGAAAACGCATCGGGCGGAAGTGGCAGCGGCTAACGCTAAAGACGATAGCGACACTCTTAAGTTTTTCGGCGCAGACGCAAGAGATAACTTGAATTCTATTGTGAAAAGACGTACAATGAAGCTGGAAAATGGCTTTGCTTGCTTCCCGGACGGTGACCCGCTGAATGAAAACGTTAAAAGGGTAAAACCTCTTAAAACGTATTTTGACGTCGCTATGCACGGAAGCCAGACGGCAGTCGGATTTGGAACAAAAGAACTCAATATGTCACCGCGCTTACTTGCCGCAGTCATTCGGCATAGTAAAGGGTGGAATGGCCAGAAAGTTCGTTTGCTATCTTGCTGCACAGGCGCACGCATGGAAAACGATTATTGCTTTGCAGAAGAGCTGGCAAATGCACTTGGCGTTGAAGTGAAAGCCCCAGACGATGTGCTTTTTATTTCCGGTGCTGGCGTACTGAAAGTAGGAACACATGGGGAAGGAAATATTTTGCCGTTTACCCCAAATCAAAGAGGAAGGAGAAAGTGACATGGATTTCGGCTTTTTTAAAGGATTGCCATACAAGAATTCTATTGAGAATTTTGAAGACTATAAGAAATACAAAAATAGTATCCCAAAAGAAGCGATTTTAAGCCACATTTCCTCCCTCGATGCCGGGCTGACATCGCTGCCCAGTTCTGATATGTTTACTGGCGAAGAACTTCACGCAGGTATGTTTTGGGACGGTAAATTCACCTTCCCGTATGAGTTCCTGCATTACTACAAGAATTATGACATTGGCGTCCCCTATGAGTATGAAGCATATTTGAAAGAAATCGGGGTAGGCTAATGGATGATAAATTGATGCAGGCCATCGAGGCTATTATCCGGCGCGGCAATGACGCGGAGATCCGGCGCAAGGGTGACGGGTACATCGTGTTAGAGGTTAAGAAAACAATCAAATATTCAACTCCCGCGTAATTGGGCACGGGAAAGGGCAATAGGAGCCAACGACTGAGGTTTTCTCGGTGGTTGGCTCTTTTGTTGTAATACGCAGTGGGGAATGACGCTGTGGAATAAAGGAGAATAAAAAATGGCAGACGAAATTAAGACTTTTGATGAAATACTGGCTGACCCCACCTATAAGGCGGAGTTCGACAGGCGAATCACAAAGGCGCTTTCGACTGTTCAGAGCAAGCTGGACGCGGAAGTGGAAAAAAACAAGCAGTTTTTAGCAAACGGCAACGCGGAAACGGACGCACTCAAAAAGGAGATCGAGGGCTACAAGTCCAAGATTGCCGATTATGACTACGCAGACGTTATCCGTAAAACGCTTTCTGAGAAAGGCGTGAAGTTTAGCTCTAAAGCTGCCGAGAAGGCGTATTTGGCAGACCTGAAAGCAAAGCATCTTGAGATCAAAGACGGCGCGCTTGATGGGTTTGACAAATGGCACGAGGAACAAGTCAGCGCCGATCCGTCCGCGTTTCAGGATGGCGTAAAAATTGACTGGTCCGCTGCCGTTGGCGGCGGTGAAAAGAAAACTGACACCAATGCCGCGATGAACAATCTGATTCGCGGCGCACTCAAGTAACAAAAAGGAGAATATAACATGGCAAGTATTGATCGTTCCGCACTTTCTGGCCTGATCCCGGAACCCGTAACCCGCGAGATCATGCAGGGCGCTATCGCTGAATCTGCCGTTCTGCGCATGGGCCGCAGACTGGCAAATATGTCCAGCAAGACGCAGACCATCAACGTGCTTGACGCACTTCCCTCCGCGTACTTTGTCAATGGCGAAGCTTCTGACAGCGGAGCTGGTGAGGCATTCAAGCAGACCACTAAGATGGCATGGGACAAGAAGAAACTGTATGCCGAGGAAATCGCAGTTATCGTACCCATCCCCGAGGCCGCACTCGATGACGCCGACTATGACATCTGGGGCGAGGTTAAGCCCCGCTTGACCGAAGCTTTCGGCAAGGTCATTGACGGCGCTATGCTGTTTGGCACGAACAAGCCCAGCACCTGGCGTGATGGCGTTGTGCCCTCTGCTATTGCTGCGGGCAATGGTGTTCCTGTCAGCTCTGACATTTACTCCGACATCATGGGAGAAGGCGGCTTGATTTCCAAGGTTGAACTGGACGGCTTCAACCCCAACGGCGTGATGTCCGCTATTCAGATGCGCGGCAAGCTGCGTGGCCTGAAAGACACCACTGGCCAGCCCATCTTCAAGACCGATATGCAGGGTGCTACCAGATACGGCCTTGATGGCATGGATATGTACTTCCCCATGAACGGCGCGTTCGACCCTGCGCAAGCACAGATGATCGTCGGCGATTGGAGCCAGCTCGTCTATGCCATTCGCCAGGATATGACATTCAAGGTCTTTACCGAGGGCGTGATTCAGGACCCCGCCACGAAGGACATCGTCTACAACCTCATGCAGAACGATATGGTCGCACTGCGCGCTGTCATGCGTCTTGGCTGGGAGATTGCAAACCCCATCAACGCTTACAACGCAGAAAAGGTGAACCCGTTCCCCTTCTCCGTTTACGGCAAGGGCGGCGCTATTTCCACCGTTGCTGTGTCCCCTGCTACCGCCACCGTAAAGAAGGGCGAAAGCAAGCTGTTTACCGCCAAGGTTGACGGTGAGGGCATCATCAACGGCGAGGTTGAATGGTCTCAGGATGGAACCAAGAGCAAAATCAGCGATGAGGGCGTCCTGACTGTCTCCGCTACCGAAACCAAGGGCAGTATTACCGTTACCGCCAAGTCCAAGCAGGACGGCACAAAGACCGGCACTGCCACTGTCACTGTTTCTGGCTGATTTGAAAGGAGCTGACCCAATTGACATACGCTGATTACACATACTACTCCGGTGTCTATATGGGCACTGTAAGCAGTGGGGATTTTCCGCGTCTGGCTGTCCGGGCCAGCTCCTTCCTCGATTATTTCACGCAGAACCGGGCCAAGGACAACGCGGAGCTGGATGCGGTAAAGATGTGCTGCTGTGCGCTGGTTGACAAGTATGCGGTTATCGAAGCCGCACAGGCGCTTGCAATGAAGAACCTTGCGACTGCTGCCGCTAATGACGCAGAAGTCAAAAGTGAAACGGTGGGCGGTTATTCCCGCACACTGGCGACCGGCGGCGAATCTGCCGTTTCCGCACTGAACGCTACGGATGGAGCAAGAAAGCTGCTTGCAGAGACCTGCATGGAGTATCTCGCCCATACTGGCTTGCTGTACCGAGGGAGGGGGTGCGGATCATGTACGCTCCCCACACTGTAACGATCTACAATCCGGTCAAAGAAACCGACAAGGAGACGTTTCAGGAAACGCAAAAGCTGTATGTGACCGTACTTCGTGGCGTGATGCTGCAAGCGTCTAAGGCGGTTAACGTGCGCGAGAGCGGTCTTGCCGGGGCTGATGCAGTTGACCTCTACATCCCGTTTGGCGTGGAAGCTGTGGACGGCTTTACCGGCAAGGTGAAAGCCTATGTCGGTCCGCAGCGGTTTTACGCCGCAGAGGACAAAACCGACCTGTGGACGCTTTCTGTCAAAGGCAATGGTGGGACAACGTTTTTCATCAAAGGCGAGTTTGTGACGGACAATGAAACTGTGGCGTTGGCTCAGGACAATTGCTACACCGTGACCAAGGTTGACGAGAAGGATTTCGGCAGCGTTGATATGCAGCACTGGCAGGTCGGAGGCGTGTGATATGGCGTTGAAATTTTCCGTTCAGACGGACGGCATGGACGCTGTAAAAGAGGCCGTTTCCAAGGGCTGTGATCGCGCAGAACACGTTCTGGCGGTGCAGGTCGCAAAAGATACCGCTCCGTTCGTTCCTATGCTCACAGGCTCTCTGAGGACGCGTACAAAGGTAACGGGCAACACGGTTGTTTATCCAGGGCCGTATGCCAGATATCTGTACTACGGCAAACTGTACGTTGACCCGCTGACCGGAAGCTCTTATGCGCGGAAAGGCGTTACGAAGGTTCCGGCGGTGCCGGAAAAGGATTTGATTTTCCACAGAACCGGGACCTGCTCCCATTGGTTTGAAGCATCCAAGGCACAGAACATGGAGAAGTGGGTGCGTGTAGCAGAAAAGGCGGTGAAGCGTGATCTCTAAAGAAAAACCTGTAATGCTGGCATCCAGCAGCGAAAAGGCAGACCTTGACCGCCTGATGCTGATTTGGGCGAACCGCTTTCCCGGTATTCCGGAGAATGTGGATCTGATCAAATACGAGTATTTCGCGGCAAAAACGGTAGGCATGGCGCTTTCCTCCGTTCAGGGTGCCGTTATCACCAAGAAGTATATCTGCGGCGGCTATCAGGCGGAGTATTCGTTTGAAATCCACTACCAGATCGCACCACCCGGCAAGAGCGACGATACACGCTTGAAGGCGGTTGAAGTGCTGAACAAATTTGCGGACTGGGCGCAGATGCAGCGACCGGACATTGGAGAGGGCAGGCGCGCCCTCCGCGTTGAGACGTCTGCGTTTGCATCGTATCTCGGCGCGACAAGCGACCAATACGAGGACTACATGGTCCCGCTAAAACTGATTTACGAGGTGAATGTATAATGGCAGATTTAACTTTTGCGACGCCCGAAGGTCAGACCATTGACCGCGAGCTTTTGATCGCGTATCTGAATACCGGCTCTAAGGAAGCTCCCACTTGGAGCGCCATCGGTAAGCGTGTGGAGGATTCCAGCGAAGAGATGGACTGGGGTCAGGAGAGCAAACAGGACATCCTGGGCAACACTTTCACCACCATGAAGAAGCCCGTTATTTCCCAGACCTTTGATCCCATCCCTCTGGATGCTGGTGACGCTGCTGCGGTGAAGATGTGGAACCTTGCCGTCAAGGATCATGACGCGCAGGCTCTTGCCAATCAGGATATGATGATTGGCCACTTCTACGCTACGTCCGGCGAAGCGAAGTTTGCCGAGCGGTATGATTCCTGTGCTATTGCCGTGACGGGCATCGGCGGTGACGGCGGCGGTACGCTCAACATCACGAGTGAGATCACCTACGGCGGCAATCGTACGCTGGGCACCATTACCAAGGATACCAGTGGTGTGACCTTTACGGCCGGGGCTTAAAAACAAAGGGGCGGGCGCAAACCCGCCCCAATTTCGGAGGCTATTATGAAAGACCTGATTTTCGATACCGGTTTAGTTACCTACAACATCAACGGAAAATGCGAATTCTCTTTTAACCCCACCGACAGCGCCTTTGTGGAAAAGCTGTTTAATGCCTTTGATATCCTCGACAAGAAGCAGGATGCGTACAAGGCAGAGGTGGAAAAGACCGCCAACAAGCGGGAAGTTTTTGAAACCGCCCGGAAGATGGACGAGGAAATGCGCGAGATCATCAACGATGTGTTCGGCTTTGACATTTGCTCTGCCCTGTTTGGCGAGATGAACGTATATGCGCTGGCGGACGGCCTGCCTGTGTGGGCGAACCTGATGCTTGCTATCATGGATGAGGTTGACACCACCTTTGCCCGTGAGCAGAAAGCCACCAACCCCCGCGTGAGCAAGTATACGAAGAAGTACCACAAATGAGGTACGATCTGCCGACTGCCGTAGAGGTAAACGGCACTGAGTACCAGATACGCTCTGACTATCGCGATATCCTGACGATTATTGAGGCACTGTCTGACGCTGAGTTGTCGGAGGAAGAAAAGGCCGAGGCCATGCTTGACATTTTCTATCCAGACTTTGCGGAAATGCCGCAAAGCGACTACGAGGAAGCGATCAAGCAATGCGCAAAATTTATCAACTGCGGCGAAGAGCAGCGTGAGGAAAAGCGTGGGCCGAAGTTGATGGATTGGCAGCAGGACTTTCCCCTGATCGTTGCCCCAGTCAACCGCGTTCTGGGACAAGAAGTCAGATCCGTTGAGTATCTGCACTGGTGGACGTGGGTATCCGCGTATCAGGAAATTGGGGATTGCACCTTTGCCCAGGTTGTGGGGATTCGCAATAAAAAGGCAAAGGGGAAGAAACTGGATAAAAGCGAACAGGAGTTTTACAAGCAGAACCGGCACTTGGTTGACTTCAAGCGGCAGTATACGGAACAGGACGAGGACGTTATCAGCAAATGGATATGAAAACCGCCCTCCGGAGAGGGCGGCTGATTGGTGGCTTATTTTTCTGCCAATTCTGCATCAATGCTGACTGTTTTGGGGTAAAAAGTCAATTTATATGTTTTTGATTCGCAAACATTCAGTTTGAATTTTTGGCTTGAAACGCATCCGCGAGCAATCGAAATTGTGTGGAAACCAAAATCGAGACGTAGAGAAACGGGCGCGTCCAAATTATACCCGGTTTTTTCTCCATCAATAATTAAAATTGATTTCCCCTCCATAACTGAACGAGGGCGTTCACATTCCACATAAAAGTTTGGCGAGTTTGAACTATTGGCATTTACCAAATTAGACATTTTCTCCACTAAAGATTCCGATCTCTTTTGGAATAATTCATCTGGTATTATACCAGAATCGTGCAAATCTTTTAGTTTTTGCAATTCGTCCAAAATTGACCCGCTTGTTTGAGTATCATCACTTTTGTTCTGGCTTGTTTGGTTTGAAATTGCAATTAACTTATCAAACAATTCTTTTTCCTTTTTCTTGTTTCCTGTGGGGGGAGTTGGCGTACATTCAATTACAGCGGTAGCCCCGTCTGCATATTCGACAAAAAAACTATAAAGAGAAAAGTTTGAGGTATGAAACAACAAAGTTTCTTCCGCTTGTCTAACGCCAAGGAGCTTTGCGGACTTAATTTTGCTTGGTTTTTTGCTAAAAAGGCTCATTATATCACTCCTTAACAATTGTTTCATTCAATATAACATATAAAATTGCACATTTCAAGCAACAGAGAAAGAGGGTGATTGCATGGCAGATGGTTCCGTTGTTATCAAAGCTGATGTTGATGACAAGCAGGCGCAAACGGAATTAAACAAGCTAACAAAAAAAATCGATGCGCTCAATGAAAAAATCAGCGATAAAAAACAAGAGCAGATGCCGCTGGTTGAGCAATCAAAACAATTAGGGGCTATTCTCGATGACGCAAAGGCGAAGCTGGACTACATGAAAAGCGGCGATGCGTTTTTTACATCCAGCTCTATAAAAGATCAAGAGCGGACAGTAGCATCATTGCAAAAAGAATGGGATGGTGTGCAAAAAAAGGTTGAGACCATGGATGCGTCCATTGGAAAAGATACCCGAAGCCTTGAACGAATGAGCACACGAGCGGGAGAACTTTCCGCACAACTTGCCGGGGCAAAAAGACATACGCAGGGAATGTCACCCGCAGCCCAAGAAGCGGCAAAGCAGATGGACAAATTCACCAACCGCATCAAGGGTCTTGCTCGGCGCGTTTTTGTTTTTACGCTTATTACAAAAGCGCTTCGTGCATTAAAAGACTATATGTGGAGTGCCATTCAAACAAATGAAAAAGCCATGAAAGCAGTTTCAAAACTAAAAGGTGCTTTGATGATTTTGGCGCAACCCATTTTAAATGTACTTATCCCGGCATTTACTGTTTTTGTAAATGTGTTGACACGTATAGTCAATACAATTTCCGACCTTGTTTCAAAAATATTTGGGACAACGGCAGAAGCATCTGCGGAAGCTGCTGAGAATCTGTATGAAGAAAGCAGTGCAATGGATAAAACAGGGAAAGCCGCAAAGAAAACAAGTAAATCTTTAGCATCTTTTGACGAAATCAATAAGCTTTCCGGAAACGATGACAAAGCCAAAAATGGGCCGGATTTTGCAACGGGAATTAACGATCAACTTAGTGCGATCATGGAACTGTTTACCGGTGCGCTTCTTCTTGCCATCGGCGCAATTTTAACATTTTCCGGCGCTAATATTCCGGTTGGCATTACCCTAATGGCTTTAGGCGCTGCGGCAATCTGGGGCGCTGTAAAGACAGACTGGGGAGCAATCGCAAAGATGCTGCAAGGCCCAATCGGAGTTGTTACTGCAATCCTGTCAGTTGCGTTGCTTGCAATCGGCGCAATTATTTTGTTCTCCGGAGCAAACATCCCATTGGGCTTAGGATTGATGGTTGCCGGTGCAATTGGGCTTGCGTCTGTTATCGCAGCTAATTGGGATACTGTTAAAAAGATGTTGCAAGGCCCAATCGGAGCCGTTGTTGCGCTTTTGAGTTTTGCGCTACTCGTAATTGGTGCAGTGATTTTGTTTTCCGGCACAAATATCCCCCTTGGCCTTGCACTGATGGCTGTTGGTGCTGCTGGGATGGCGACGGTCATTGCGGCAAATTGGGATACGATCAAAGAGGCGTTGCAAGGGCCTGTTGGAGCAGTTGTGGGGCTGCTTTCAGGCGCATTGCTTGTATTGGGTGCAATCTTGGCGTTTAGCGGTGCAAGCGTCCCACTCGGTTTAGGATTGATGGTTGCCGGTGCAATTGGGCTTGCGACTACGGTTGCGGCGAATTGGGATACAATTAAAACCTTGCTGCAAGGTGCTATTGGCGGCGTTGTTGCCGTGGTTAGCAGCGCACTATTGGTTATCGGCGCAGTCTTAGTATTCAGCGGAGCCGCACTTCCTCTCGGAATCGGCTTGCTTATTGCCGGTGCTGCCGGTCTTGCGGCAACGGTGATTGCAAACTGGGATACAATAACAAATCTGCTGGGTGGCCCCATCGGAGCAATCACGGCTATGATAAGCGGCGCTTTGCTTGTCTTGGGCGTAATCCTTGTGTTTACCGGAGTTGGTATCCCTCTCGGTTTAGGAATGATCGTAACCGGAGCGGCTGGACTTGGCTCTGTGGTGGCACTCAACTGGGACTATCTGAAAGAAAAATTAAGCGAAACGTGGGAAGGTATCAAAGCCTGGTGGCAATCAAGTGTTGCAAAGTATTTCACCGTTGAATATTGGCAAGACCTTGGCAAAAACATTATTGATGGGTTGCTCAATGGTTTGAAGTCAGCGTTTGAAAGCGTGAAATCTTGGGCTTCTAATGCAATGGGGAGCATCAAAAATGCATTTACAGGCGGCAGTAACGTCCGCACACCTGCCATCAATTCCGCATCCGTTCCCCGTTTGGCGACCGGCGCAGTGATTCCCCCGAACCGTGAGTTTTTGGCGGTGCTGGGTGACCAGAAGCAGGGGAACAACATTGAAGCCCCTGAATCTGCCATCGAGGCAGCGGTGGCCCGTGGCATGGCTCAGTATGGCGGCGGCAATCAGACGGCCATTCTCAAGATTGGCGAACAAGAATTGGGCCGCATCATCTTCAAGTTGAACAAGGACCAGACGCAGCGCGTCGGTATTAAAGTGACCTAAAGGCGGTTTATATGAATTACATCAAAATTAACGGGACTTCATTTGATGTGAATGTCGCGATCTCCAAGTACAACGAAAATTTCAGCGTTCTCGATGGGGAGAACGCTGGGAGATCGAAAGACACAGGCCGGATGATCCGCGACGTTTTGGGAACGTACATTGGGCATAAGGTGACTGTTTTCCGCAGGGGGGACGATTACAGAAGCTATGATGCGTTCTGGAATTATCTCAAAGCCCATTCCATTGACGATTCCGTTTTGCTTGAAGCTGCGGACGGCAACACAACTATTTCCTATCGCGCATACTACACCAGCGCATCGCACGATATTGAAAAAGTTGAAAACGGGATCAATTATTGGGGAGAAATTGAAATCCATTTCATCCCAATCGCACCGCAAATCACGCGGTAAGGAGGGCGTATGGATTATATCATGATCGGCCCCTACCAGTTCGACCGGGATGCATCTAAGGATGATATGCGCTTAGACTACTGCTCATCTTTTCAAGAAGTTGCATTGGATGAAAGCAGCCTTTCGTTTGATACGGTCAGCGTAGAAGTTTGCACCACAACAATAGGCGCACAGCTTTCTGCACTCCCCAATAACACCCCCATCATTGTTTACAGAGGCGGCGAAATCAAAGCAAGGTTTGTAAGCAGCGGCGTTTCCCGTATCGGGCCTGTCACTTATCAACTTACAGGGCGGTCCCCTATGGGCGCACTTACCGGAATGGTGCATACTGGCGGCATTTACACAGGACAGACCGTGGAAGATGTTGTAAAAGAAATCTGCGGCAACATCCCTTCGCTGATAAAAAGTGTATATGCCGGAGTTAAACTTTACGGCTGGCTTCCTTATGCGGATGGGAAAGAACGCTCTGCACGAGACAACCTCGCACAAGTGCTTTTCGCCATTGGAGCCTATCTCCGCACAGACCTGAACGGTGTTTTGAGAATTGAACCCTTGTGGGACGGTACAGCATCGTTGATTGATGTCGACCGTTCTTACACCGGGGGGACCGTGAAATACGATTCACCCATCTCTGCCGTGACGGTAACGGAGCATCAATACGTTGCGGGAACAGAGGTAAAGGAGCTATTCTCCGGCACGGCGCAGAATGGCGATATCATCACATTCTCCGAGCCGATGCACTCCCTCTCTGCGACTGGCTTCACAATCTTGGAAAGCGGCGCGAACTACGCCAAGATCTCCGCTGGCGCTGGCGCACTGACTGGCAAGGCGTATATTCACAACACCCGCTTAATCACGCAGCCTGTGACGGCTGGCGCTGTGGAAAACATCAAATCAGTTACAGACGCCACGCTGGTATCTCTGGTGAATTCCTACGCCGTGGCGAAGCGTCTTGCGGACTATTACCGATGCCGCGAAACTATCACCAATGACATTGTAAGCGGGCACGAGAAACCGGGCCACGTTGTAAGCGTATATCATCCGTATGACAAAAAAATGGTTTCCGCTTGCATCCAGTCTCTTGACACCACCATGAGCGCGACGCTTAAAAGCAGCATGGAGGCACTGGTGGGATTTAAGCCGGCGCAGCCGGAGGCGGCGGAGTATCTGGACGAGCGGGTAGTCCTCACCGGCTCCGGCGAGTTCCAGATCCCGGAAGGCACCACAACGATCCACTATGTGATGATCTCCGCCGGGCAGGGCGGGCGCTGCGGCGAAAAGGGCGAAGATACCCAATCGGGGCCTAAGTTCTCGTGGACAAACCCGGTTTTTGAGGATCGGGTAGACGGCTACGCGTTGGCGCTGGGTGGCAAGGGCGGTCTCGGCGGTAAGGGCGGCATGGGCGGCAGAATCGTAGAAGGCGATCTCGACGTGTCCCAGTTGAAAAGCCTTGCCTATGATTGCGGAAAAAGCGGCAAGGGCGCCGAATTCAGCCCGGACGATCTCCCCGGTACGGACGGCACGGATACGGTGTTCCACGGCATGACTACGGCGGGCGCGTCTGCTCCCGATTTTGGCTTCACGGATCCCATCACCGGGGAGCAGTTCGGCGGCGTCGGCGAGGACGGCCTCCCTGGCGGAGACGGCGCCGGACGTGATCCGGCTGTAAGTGAGTACACAAATGATAGCGTCCAGCAATACGTCAATGGCACGATTGCTTATGACGAGGACGGGAACGCATTCACCCCCGGCCCTGTGGCTGGCAGCGAGGGGAAAATCAGCATGACCAGAATCGCATCAACAAGCACACCGCGCAGCTTCGGCTGGTACAGTTCCGGTCTGGGCGGCGGCCCGGCGGCGGGAGCCAACGGCAAAGCCGGATCCTCCGGACGCGGCCTGCCGGGCGAGACAACCGTTGATGTGACCGGCGGCTCCGGTGCGGACGGCATGACGGCCACGCTCACCCCCTCCAAGCCGAGGCGGTACGGCAGAGGCGGACGTGGCGGCTACGGAGGCGGCGGCGCCGGCTCCGGCGGCATTGCCGTGAAGAACGGAAACGGCACCATTACCCCCGGCGCTCCCGGATCCGGCGGTTTAGGCGGTCCGGGCGGCCCAAGCGCGGACGGCTGTGTTATCTTGTACTACCGCAAATTTGGGCAAGCAAAAGCAGGGCCGTTGGTCCAGCGTGGCGGCGGGCTGTTCTTTGACCGCCTGAACAAACTTTTCATCGTGTGAGGTGTGAAACATGACGATTGAACAGAGAGTCGCAGTCTTGGAGGAGATCTTCGCTAAGCTGCAAGACTACTACACATCCGCCTACTCCGGCGAGGAGATCGACGCGCGGCTGGCCTCCGCCGGTGTGCCGATGGGCATCACCAAGGAGTACAAGAGCGTGGCCGAAATGAACCAGGACTTCACCGGTACCGACGTCCAGCGCGGCCAGTTCGTCCTGATCCTGCCGGACAGCACGGCCTCTGCGGACTACGGCAAGGTGTACCTCAAGGGCACGGCTAACTGGGTGTACGCCTTCACGCTGACGACGCTGACGTCCATCAAAGGCCCTATTGGCCCTCCCGGCAAAAAGGGCGACCAGGGCGATCCCGGCGAGGCCGGTTTCAGCTTCGCCATTCTGGGCTACTTTGATACGCTGGACGCCCTCAAGGCAGCCGTCCCCAATCCCAAGGCTGGTGACGTGTACGGCGTAGGCACCACGCCTCCGTACAACATCTACATCTGGGATTCCGTCCACGGCAAGTGGGTGGCCAACGGCAACCTGCAAGGCCCGCAGGGCAAGCAGGGTATCCAAGGCCCCGAGGGGAAGCAGGGGCCTGAGGGCAAGCAAGGCCCGGAAGGCCCTGTTGGAGGCTCCAGCAATTTTGTCCGCTACGATGCGGCCCAGGACCTCACCGACGAGCAGAAGGCGCAGGCGCAAACCAATATTGGTGTGGATGCAATCAGCACAAAAAATATAGGGAGCGTGTCTAAAAGCCTGAACGCATCGGAATTGCAGGCATACCTTGACGCCCTCCCCCGCCTGCTGACTGAGAATCATGTTATCACTCTCAGCGGAACGCATTCACAGATCGTTTATATAAAAGACTTCTACGGTTGCGGAAGCATCATTCTCCGTGCAGCCAATTTGGGCGATTGTGTTTTCACAAAAAACATAGAAATTACTAATTGCCATGTTCCTGTAAATATGGAAAAGCTGAAATGGGAACTTAACGCAGAATCGCCAAGCACCAACGCTTGTATTATTTGTTCCGGGAGTACGGTCAAGGCTCAAGAATGTTCTGTGACCGGTTACGTTTCATCAAGCGGAGAGAAAATTGGTAGAGGCGTTACCACTCTTGAGCAGGGATCTGTGACGCTATTGAGCTGTGCATTTCACAATTTGGATATTGTGCTCAATACCTTCCAGAGTGGGTTTATTGGCATTGCGGGTGGAAAAGAAACAGATTATAGCGGAAACAATATCGGCGTGTATACCTATTGGGGCGGTTTGGTAATGCTTTCGGATGATATGCCTCTGAAAATAGGAGGCTCCTATAACACCCGGAATACTGGTGGCGCAATTATCCAAGGAAATGCGTTTGTTAGATGAGTTTATGGAATACTGTATTTGCTGTGGGGCGATCATCCCCGAAGGCCGTCAAGTGTGCCCGCTTTGCGAGCGGCAATGGCCCGAATTTTAATCTGCACGAAACCAAGTCGGACTTTTGACTTGCACGAAAGCAAGTCGGATTTTACCCTAAAAACTGCAACTTTTTAAGGGGGTGTAGAATGGAAATTCTACAGATCGTATTAACTGCCGCCACCGGCTCCGGCGTGACTGCCATCATCCTTGCGATCCTCCAGCGGAAATGGACCAAGGATGACAAGCGGGACGCCATCGTGGACGCGCTGAAGGTGCTGCTCATCGACCGGGTGCGCTATCTGGGCCAGAAGTACATCTCCGACGGCAGCGTCAGCCTGTCGGACAGGGAAACGCTGGACGAAATGCACCAGGCGTACAAATCTCTTGGCGGCAACGGACACCTGAAAATCATTATGTCCGAGGTCGGCGAGCTGCCGATCCGAAAAGAGTGAAAGGAGAACATTATGGAAAACATCAAGAAACGGCTGGGCAATCTGCTTGCGGTGAAAAGCCTCGTGACCATCACCCTGACGGTGATCTTCGCGGTGCTGGCTCTGCGGGGTGACATTTCCGGGACGGAATTTTTGACCATCTTTACCACGGTCATCGCATTCTATTTCGGCACCCAGCGGGTCAAAGAGGACAAGAACAGTTAAAACCGGTTGAAAAATCAACCGTAAATTTGAAAGGGGTACATACCATGGAAAAGATCTACGAGAACATCATCAACGAGGGCAAGGCCACCGGTAAGACCATCGAGGCCATCAACGCCGAACTGAAAGCGGCGGGGGCCAACTTCCACCTGAATCCTGACGGCGGCGTGGCTGGTTGGACCGAGGACGAAATGCGGGAGGGCTTTATTCCGGCTGAGACCGAGCCGGAAGCGCTCCCTCAGACGCTGGATACCCGTCGCCGGGAGGATCTGGCGGGCACCGTCCAGATCCAGCAGATCGTCGGAGCCACCTATGAGGTGACTTATGACGAGGACGGCTACTTCATCAAGGCTTCCCGTGTGCGCCATGGTTGATACGTTTGATTGCGCGAGAGCGCAGATCTACCACAACACCGCCAAGCTGACCCCGGCGCAGATCAAGGCCAAGACCGGCTGCACCCACATTATCAACGGCTACCTGTTCAACGGCAAGTTTCAGCCGGTGGGCTGGACGGTGATTGACGGTAAGATTATCAGCCGGGACAAATACCAGGACTGGGGCGTGTCTATCGGCTCCGACGGACTTCCGAAGATGCTGACGGACCGGTGGGGATCCTTTCTCTCAGGCGTCCCGATCCTCAAGGGCGGCGCCAAGCTGTACCGGGAGCTGACGCCGGACGTGGCCCGGCCTGCCGCCCGGACGGCGGTGGGCTGGCTGGCCAACGGCAAGGTGGTGCTGTGGTGCGACAAGGCCAGCCTAACCCGTGAGCAGCTCCAGAACAAGCTGCTGGGGCTGGGCGTGGTGGACGCCCTGATGCTGGACGGCGGCGGCTCCACGCAGGGCATTTTCCCTGGCGGGACGGTGGACAGCACCCGGAAGGTGCCCACGCTGCTGCTGTTTTGGGAGTGGAAGGCGGCTACCCCGGCCCCTACCCCGGCTCCTACCCCGGCTCCTACCCCGGCCCCAGTCAATCCGGAGGAACCGGCGCTGGCATGGGGCAAGGCTCACGGCCTGCTGACGGACGCCAACGCCGGGGAGACCGTGACCCGCGCCGACATGGTCCGGGCGCTGTATCAGATCTGGAGGGATAATCATGGTTGAGATCCACGCTTACAGCAAAGCCGCCTCCGGGGGCAAGCAGCTCTCCGCCCATTTTAAGGTGCGGGAGTTTGCGTGTGGAGACGGATCTGACGCTGTTTTGGTGGCTCCCCGGCTGGTGATGGTGCTGGAAACCATCCGCTCCCATTTTTGCGCTCCGGTGGTCATCCACAGCGCCTACCGGACGCCGCAGTACAATGCCAGGGTGGGCGGCGTGGCTCACAGCCAGCACTGCTATGGCATGGCGGCTGACATTTCCGTGCGTGGCCAGACCCCGGCAGCGGTGGCGGCCTACGCCCGACAGCTCATGCCCGACTGGGGCGGCGTGGGGGTTTATGACAGCTTTTGTCATATCGACGTGAGAGAGGCCAAGGCTGACTGGAAAGGATAAAACCGAAAGGAGGGCCAGAAGATGGCAACATCCACGCTTTTTAGCGCTCTGCAAGTCTGGGGAACCCATGGAAAAAACAAACCGAGAGATCCGGGCGCTGTTGTCATCCATGGCCCCGGCCCGGGCGGTGCAGGCCGTCCGGCTGGTAGGGCTTCCGCCTGATGAGGAAACAGCGGTGCTGGCGGTGGATGTTCACGGCCAGAGCTGCCTCCAAACGGCGGAGCGGCTCCACGTCAGCGTGGACGGGTTAGCCAAAATCCGGCGAAGGGCCTACGCCAAGATCGCGGATGATATGCAGGGATAGAGAGAAGCCGTGTCCGAATCGGACACGGCTTTTTCTATTTTTCTTCCCGCTTTTTCTTGCGCTGCGCCATAAAATCCTTGTCCAAGCGGTTGACTGTGGTAGGCGCTTTCCGGGTTCCTTGTCTGATTTGGGTGCGCTCCTGATGCCATTTTATCCGGAGCCTGTTACACTCCTCAGAGCATGTGATTCGAGGGGTTCCGGGGGAAATCGGTTTTCCACAGATCACGCAGACTTTTTGACCTCTTCGCGGCTTCTGTGCCCGCAGCTCATAATAATTATTTTCCTCGTTCCATTTTTTGGATGCCTCGCGGTCCGCCTGACGATATGCTCCCGGGGCACAGTCTTTGCAGTACCGCTGGCGCGCCGAATTGACAATATACTCTTTCCCGCAGATCGTACAATGGTCAATACTGCCAAGAGGCCGGATTGTTCCACTTTTGTGGCATCGTGCAGCTGACTTTTTTTTGCGGATGGCCCGGCAACTGGGGCAGTACCAAGCCCGAGGGCCACCGTCAAAGGTCGCGCCACACTCGCGGCAAGTCCGTGGGCGTATGGTGGTAGATCTCTCTGCCGCAAAACACTCCGCACATACACGCTGCTCAACTTTGATGGCGGGAAAAAACTTCCCGCATTTTACGCACGCCTTGAGCCGCATATTTTAGCCCCGTGTGTATAGCCCTACGGCTTGCGCCAGCAAAATTCGCAAATAGTCCGGGCAAGCGCTTGCCCCGGATTCCCAATTCTCCACCGTCCGGCGCGGGATACAGAAGCGCTGGGCAAAAGCAACCTGAGACAAGCCAGTGGCTGCTCTGATCTCGCGGATCGTAATATGAGCCACATCCCACAACGCTCCCAAGGACTGGATCCGATCATCCGGGATGTCAGCGCCTTCCGGATCCCCCCAGATGTCAGATAGCGCCCAGTCTGATACATACATGTCCCGGTCTTGGTCGGCAAGTGCACCGAAAAAGAGGGTGCTGAACTGTTTATCAGTCATGGTATATCCTCCTTAATTCAGTTCGTCAACAAAGACGACCATATCTTCGTCAGGGACAAGGACTCCGTCCTCGTCATATTTGATGCAAGCGCCATCTTCGCAGGTGCTGTTGTTGGCCATTTCGATGCAATAATCAACATCCTCAACGGTATAAGTATCAGTTTCCTCATCATAGGGCAGGGAACCAGCGGTAAAATAATCGCGGCTCCAGTCCGGATCATATCCGGAACCATTCCAGCGCTGAATCTTGATTTCTACGGTTTTCTTTCCATCAGTAATTTTCATTTTTATTTTCCTCCTGGGCTGTGCCCCTCTTGTTGTTATTATAATACCACCAATTTGGTGGTGTGTCAAGAGAGAAAAGCAAAAAAGTCAAAATATTTTCAGGGCAGTTTGAGGGCAGAATACAGGCAGTTTCCGGGCAGTTTGGCTGTCCGGATTTTTTGTATCATATAGGCGTAAAGGAGGCGCACACAATGTATGAACGGCTTTTGGCCTGCGGGTATCCGGCGGAGTTGGCGCGAGATATTGTTGCGCAGACCGATCCGGCGGAGCTGGAACGCTGTGTGCGCATGATCGAGCTGCTCTACGATGATCGGAGGGAGTATGTATAGCCACTTTAATCCCAATCCATGCGGGAAAAATGTTGGGGACTGCACCGTGCGGGCGATCTCTAAGGCAACCGGGATGGAGTGGGGCGAGGTGTATTTACGGCTCTGCATCCAAGGGTATCTGGACGGCGATATGCCGTCAGCCAACGCCTGTTGGGGGCGGTACCTGCGGAGCATTGGATACCGGCGGTACATCGTGCCGGATACTTGCCCGGACTGCTACACGGTGGGGCAGTTTGCGGAGGATCACCCGGTAGGCACGTATATTCTGGCCCTGTCCGGCCATGTGGTCTGCGTGCAAGATGGCACGATCTGGGACAGCTGGGACAGCAGCAATGAGAACATATTGTATTACTGGGTCAAGGAGGACTGATTATGGCTTACACACCTTACGGATGGCAGAACCCCTATTACGCGCAGCCCATGCCGGATAACCTGGCGCAGCTCCGTCAACAGCAGATGCCGCCAATGATGGCACCGCAACTCCCTCAAAATCCGGTGGCTCAGAGCGGCGTGCAATGGGTCAGCGGAGAACAGGAGGCCCGAAACTGGATGATCGCGCCCAACGCCGCTGTGGCGTTGTGGGATAGCTCCGCGCCTACGGTGTACCTCAAAAAGGCAGATGCCAGCGGTAAACCCTCACTTACGATCTACGACCTCGTAGAACGCGCAGAAACGCCCCGTACAGCGCCCACGGCAGACCCGGTGAAGTTTGTCACCCGGGAAGAATTTGACGCTCTGGCGGCGGTTGTGGACGGCATAAAGGGCAAAAAGAAGATAAAGGAGGCGGATACGGATGGCTAATCCATTTTTCAACGCTTTGGGCGGAGGAAACACGCCGGTAGGCCGGTTCCAGCAGATGATGCAGCAGTTCAACCAGTTCCGGGCCTCGTTTCATGGCGACCCGAAGGCGGAGGTAGAAAAGCTGTTGCAGTCCGGCAGAATGAGCCAGCAGCAGTTGAACCAGCTGCAAGAAATGGCAAAGCAGTTTCAGAGCTTGATGCAGTAAGCAAAATTTAAGCAAAGTGTTTGCTTAATCGCTTGGTAAATCAACATCGTGGCCACGATTTGATGAATAAAAAATCGAAAGGAGTTTTTCTATGTCTCTTTCCTCTGACGGTGCTCCTATGCTGACAATGCCTGTGGCTCCCGCCAATTCCGGCGGCAGCGGCGGCTTTGGCTGGGGCGGTGACGGTGCATGGTGGATCATTATCCTGTTTTTGTTTGTTTTTTGCGGCTGGGGCGGCAACGGCTGGGGCAACAACGGCGGCAATGGCGGCGGCGTGGTCGACGGCTATGTGCTGACCTCTGATTTTGCCAATGTCGAGCGCAAAATCGACAGTGTAAATCAGGGCCTTTGCGACGGATTTTACCAGCAGGCGCAGCTTGTCAACGGCACCAACATGGCGATGGCAAACGGCTTCGGACAGGCCGAGCTTTCCCGCGCTAACCAGCAGGCGGCTCTCATGCAGCAGTTGACTGCCATGCAGATGCAGGCCGCTGAGTGCTGCTGCAACACCCAGCGCAGCATTGAGGGCGTGCGCTATGACATGGCCGCTCAGGCTTGCGATACCCGGAACACGGTGCAGAACGCCACCCGGGACATTATCGACAATGCCAACAGCAACAGCCGCGCGATCCTGGACTTCCTGACCCAGAGCAAGCTGCAGGATCTCCAGAGCGAGAATCAGGGCTTGAAGCTGGCCGCATCTCAGGCGGCGCAGAACAGCTATCTGGTGTCCCAGCTGCGCCCTTCTCCCATTCCGGCCTACACGGTGCAGAACCCCTATTGCTGCAACCAGTTTGCCGGATGCGGTTGCTGACAACTGCATAGCGTAGCTTTTCCCCCATGCTGGGGAAATGATCGGCCCCGTGTCGATACTGATGACAAAGCGGCGGGGCAGTAGCCCTGCCGCTGATTTTATGAAAGGAGTTTTTTATGCCTGAATACACTGCTGTTGCCGCGCAAACTGTAGCGGCAAATCAGAACGTGCTTTTTACCGAGGCACCGATCCCCTGCACAAAGGGCCTTGTGACCCATCGCGCAGGCTCTGGCCTGTTTAATCTCCGGGGTAACTGCTCCCAGTGCCGCGTCCGCTATAAGGTGGACTTTATCGGCAACATCGCCGTAAGCACCGGCGGGACCCCCGGCCCCATCTCCGTTGCCATTGCGGTTGACGGTGAGCCTCTGCCGTCCTCCGTTGCGACGGTGACGCCCACAGCGGCGGAGGCGTTTTTCAATGTGGCGGCATCGGAGTACATTGACGTTACAAAGGGCTGCTGCGCATCGCTGTCCATCCGCAACGTTAGTGGCGAGGCCATTGACGTGAGCAACGCGAACCTTATCATTACCAGAGTTTGCTGAGAAAGGAGAACACAATGGGAATGAAATCTATGTATGAACTGCGGGATATGCTCTGCAAGGAACTTGACGAGCTGATCCGCAAGGGCGAGCTGGGTGCCGGGGATCTGGACATTGCCCACAAGCTGACCGATACCATCAAAAACATCGACAAGATCGAGGCAATGGACGAGCGCGGCTATTCCGGGCGGTATCTGGACGATGATCTGCGCGGTTACAGCCGTGGCAGCTCCTATGCCCGGAGACATTATGTCCGTGGCCATTACAGCCGCACGGACGCTACCGAGCATCTGCGTAGCCAGATCAACGATATGATGCGTGAGACCGACGATGACCGCATCAAGGACGCCCTGCGCCGTGCAATGGACATGATGGAGGATTAAGGGGGTAGGCCCCAATGATTGACGATCGAGAAGTGGCGCTATGGATCAAGCGGTTAGAAACAGAGGAGTCCAGCTGGGCAAACTATGAAAAGCTGGCGGCGCTGTATACCATCCAAAACCAGAACCGAGAGCCAGTGAGGGAAAGCCGTATGATCGATGCGTATTCTGCGGCTCCCGCGCCTGACAGCGATTTCCTCCGGGCGGTGTCTAACGTTGACCCAGCCCGTGCGTGGGAGGTCATGGACGAGCTGATGGACAGCTTGAAAGTGGTCAACGAGCGGGTTTATAATAGCGTCATGCGGAAATTGGAAAGCTAAACTTAACCCCTCGGCAAATGCCGGGGGGTTAGTTATATTTTAACGTTAGCGTTGCGACATGAAAATAAGACTAACTTGGCGTTACAAAAAACGCACCGTCATTGTCTGCGTCGATGCGCTGGATTGTGCGTACCCAGAATTCCTTTTTTGCCTGTCGGTCTAAATCAGGATATTCCTTCAATTCCCGCCGTAATGTTTCAAGGTCAAATTCTTTTATAGGCTCCGGGTTTATTGCCGCGAGCTGCTGTTTCAATTCCGTATAGTCTTTTTTGTATTCTTCGATTTCAATCAAATCCGACAGATACAGGTCTTTCAGTTTTTGCATTTTCCGCTTGATTTGCTCCGCCGTTTTGGGCGGCTTTTTTTCTGCGGTTTTTGATTTGGAGTAATACTTTTTTGCGATCCCCTCAAATTCCCGCAGAAGGTAATCCTCAAGCACATCTTCTCGGATTCTGAGGATGTGCGGGCAGTCGGCCGGGTCAAGTGTGTGCGTTCTGCATCGGTAGTACTTGTACACCTGCTTTACAGTCTCCGGCTGCATATTTCTACCGCACTCCCGGCAACGGAGAATCCCGGTAAACAAATATATTCGATCCGCACTGGCGTTCCGCTGGCTTCGCCGTTCCAAGATTTTCCCAGCAAGGTCGAAGGTTTCTCGATCGACGAGTGCTGGCAATGCGTTTTCCACGCCGAACGCCTCACCTAAGTACAGGCGGCTTCTCAACGCATCCTTGTATTTGTTGTACGAGCGTTTGATCCCCCACTCCGTTGCCATATACCGCCTTAGTGCAAGGATGCTTTGTAGCCGTATAAAGGCTGGGAACATATCTCGCGCCGCATCTGCGGTTTCTTCATCAATGGCGTAGCGCCGGTTCTTCACGCAGATTCCGATAGGAGTTTTCCCGTTGGTGGGCTGGCCCTTTGCCCTCTTGCCCTCGTTGATGGCCTTAATGCGCTCCGATGTGCGGTCAGCTTCGTCTTGCGCTACCGACAACATAATATTGACCTTTAATCGCCCTGATGCAGTCCGCGTTTCGTAGTCCTCTCTGATGGCCTGCCAATCCACATGATTTTTGTCGAGAACCTCTTGCACGGCGTAGTACCCCGCCACATTCCGAAACCACCTATCCAGCTTGACAAAAAGGATGGTGTCGATTTTCCCGGCGCTGCAATCATCAAGCAGGCGCATCAAGGCCGGACGCTTTTTATACGGCTTTCTGGCGCTGATTCCGGCGTCCTCGTAAATGCCAACCACCTCCATGCCGTGTGCAGCGGCATATGCAATCAGGGCCTCCCGCTGGTCTGCCAGGGACAGGCCGTGCTTCGCCTGTTCTTCGGTCGATACCCTGATGTACAGTGCTACACGGATGCGTAGATTATTTGGTAGAGTGACCACTATTTTTTGGCACATGTTATCCCCTCCAAAATCCATAGTTAGCACAATGGATGTCAACCCAAACGCACCAGGCAAAAAGCCCGATGATCAATAGTGACAAACCGAGTATGATCCACCTGTATAGCTTCACGGAGTGCCAAAGATTGCACAGTTCTGTATCCATCAGGCCGATGGTCTGCCGTTTGTTCTCAAGGCGGTGTTCTAGTCCGTCCTTTTCCGCTTGCAACGTTTCCTCACTGGCCGTCAGATGATCTCCGATGCCGTAAAATTCATCCAGCGACACGCCAAGGACGGCGCATATTGGCCCAACCGTGGAGATATAGGGGGCCTTGGAAGCATGGGTAAAGAAATTGTTGACGGTAGACGGCGGAATCCCCGATGCTTCAGCTATGTCCTGAATGGTCATACCCAAAGCGTTACGTTTCGCCTTACAAACTTCCTGAATTGTCATAAAAAGTGCCTCCTTACCCCCAAAATCAAAATATGGGTAAAGGCGGCACAAACTTTTAAACGGCTGAAAATGCCAAAAACCAAGCTTTGGGACTTGCCCACCCAACCCTGTTTTTGCTACGCTTTGATTACGGCAAGCCGACGTCCCCCGGCTTGCTCCCGGCTCCGCCGTTTGTTGCAGAGGCGGCGGGGCCGGGTTTTTCACTTACTTTATTTCCCAAGAGTTTCCGCAATTCTGGCAAAGGCAAATCTTTTGATTTTTTACAACGGTCTTTTCGCCACCTTTGCTTTTCTTCCACACGAGATTAGACATGCCAAGGGTTGATACCGCCATCAAGCCGCGAGCAGCATTGTTGATATGGCCTCCGATGCCGTTCCCGTGCTTTTTGGTTTTACTTGACACTTGCTCCATAGAAATTGTTACATTTTCGCTTCCGCAATTAGGGCAAACCATAGTGAAGCTCCTTTCATTCTTTTATATGCGTATATGTAAATATTCAATATGCGCGGGCAACCGTCATGCCCCCATATCTTGCGGTTGCAAAATCATGGTGGTGTGCTATAATAATCGAACAGACGTTCTATTCGCAAATGATGAACGGAGGATACATAGATGTTGGATTTACCGGCAAACTGTGATATAATGGCAACAGAACAGCTTGAAGAAATTCGCAACAAACTGATGCATGCCGTACTGCTTTTGCCGCAAGAGGAACAGGTAGAATTGCTGCGAATGATTAAAGGAGGAAACGATGGTGTATAATCAATTGTGGTATGAAAATCCCAACGTCCTTAAAGCCGTAAACGCGTGTCTCAACGTATTGGAAGCGTCTGGCATTTCGGCGGAATGCGCTACGCTTGTTCCGGGCTGTTTGGCGGAGGCTATTAAATGCAGCAATTATGAAACGCTAAAGCAAGGAGCATTCAAGAGCGCTCCCATTTCTGTAACCGCCAATAATGACGGCGGGTACAGTATTATGCCTGAAAGCCTGCAATGTATTGATCTACTATGGCCGAAGTGATACCCTTTGCCACCGTTTCAATTACCGATAGAGATATTGACTTCAAGGATTTTAAAACAGCGTTTGTTTTTGCCCAGCTTTCTTTTCCCCCGATGTTTGCGATAAAGTCATGGCCTTTTGGCGTGATGTGATAAATTGTATTCAAGTAAAAGTATCCAAACATTTCGCTTGTTGCAAAGGAAAAATCTGTTTTTAAGTATCCGCTTTCTGAAAGCTGCACAATATGATATATGATCTCTTCTTTTGAATAGCTGTCAGGAAGCAAGCGCACCAAACAGGGAATGCTGACATAGCTAAATTTTCTTAGCCCATTTGGATTTTCAATCGCAGTTTCAACGGAAATACGATCTTCGACCAAAAGCATAATATCCCGCAAGCAATCTGGGTTCAGTTTCATTCCGTGCCCCTCTTGCTTTTCAGATACCCGATATAACGGCAGACTTCCGCCAGTTCGGCGGGTGTCGCATCCCGGATATAATCTAATATTTCTTGCGCTTCCGCGCTTACGCCCTCGATCTTCGGATCGGGGGTTTCTTTTATGCTCTTATCTTCCGTTTTGCCCTGGAGCCATTCAACGGATACGTGGTATTGGTCAGCTATCTGGTACAGCTTTTTATTGTACGAAATGCTGCTTCCGTTCTCCCACATAGCAACGATTGCACCATCGTTGTACCCAATTTTCTTTGCAAATTTCGTTTTTGCGCCATGCACATATTTCCCATCTGGATCCTTTGGAATAAGGCTCAATATGCGCTCCAACACAATGTCCATAAATAAACCTCAGATTTGTCACATTTGCCAAAGTTAAAAAAATTTAGGAATCGCTATTGCAAAGTTAAATATTGTGAGGTATCATATACCTAAGCCCACCGGAAAAGGGTACACGAAAACCAGCCCCCATAAAAGCGGCTTTTGCAATGTCTTTTGGCGATTTCATTGTAATACGCTTTCCGGGTCGTGTCAAGCGTGATTTCTCACATTCATGAGGTTTCGGCGGGTATTGAAAGGAGGATGCATGATTTGGCATTGAGAGAACTGCGAGAACGTTCCAGCCTGACCCGTGCACAGGTAGCGAAGAAACTGAATGTGGACTTGTCCTGTGTGACGCATTGGGAGCTGGGCGACTGGCGACCGGCACGTAAGTACCACAAGAAGCTGGCAAGGATGTACGGCGTGACGGTGGACGAACTGTTTAAGACCAGCAGTGAGCAATAACAGGAGGAAAAAGGAATGAAGGAAATTAAGGTACGGATTACATTTACGGAACCCATTCTTGGCACAAGCCCTGCAAACCCAGACGTATATCGGGAGTTTATCGGTTCCAAATCCCCGGAGGCTTTAAGCGTTGAGGACGAAGTTGCCGCGTTGGGCGCTGATGCCGTGGCGGAAAAGGCCATGACTGTGTTTCCCCGGCTGGAGGACGGCACCCCGTTCCTGTATGACTACCAGATCAAGGGCTTCTTCAAGGACACCTGCGGCGGTCTCCGCAAGGTCAAAGGCACTGCGTCCGAGAAAATCAAGGCTTACAAGAAGGAGATCGACAAGCTGATCTTCCCGGAGCCTCGCGTAATCCCGCTGGAGTTCAACGGCCCCGTGGGTGAGTGCCAGCGCCCCCTGAGAGCGCAGACGGCGCAGGGCGAGCGCGTCAGCCTTGCCATGAGTGAGGAAATCCCCGCAGGCGCTACTTGCGAGTTCCGGGTGGTCTGCCTCTGCGACGATCACGAGAAAGCCGTCCGGGAATGGCTGGATTATGGCCGGTTCTCCGGCATCGGCCAGTGGCGAAACAGTGGCAAGGGCCGGTTCGTTTGGGAGGAGATCCAGTAACGCAACGGAATTGCAAGGCGAAGCATCGCGTAGCAATGGGATTGCTTCGAACAGTTAGGAGATGCTGAGCAACGGAAATGCGGGGCTACGCGGTGCCGCGGCAAGACTGGGAACAGCAATGATATGCAACGGAATAGCATTGCATCGAGGGGCTACGGAATAGAAGCGTTTAGCAATGCAACGGCAAAGCGGAGAACACCATAGCAAAGGCAACGCACAGAGCTGCAAAGATATGCAATGGAATGGTTCAGAACGGTACAGAATCGCAGCGGAATGGCGTAGCACAACAATGCTTGGCGTAGCAACGGAAATGCAGTGATTTGCTATGCAAAGGCAACGCACAGAGAAGCAATTCAGCGCAAAGCCAAGGAAGAGAAATGCAAGGAAAAGCGTAGGAAATGCTTAGATGAGAATAGCGGTGGAATAGCGAAGTTACGTATCGCTAAGAACAGCAAAGGAATGGTGAGGCGCGGCGCGGCAATGGAATTGAGTAGCGCAGCTAAGAAGTGTATGAGACGAAGTATAAAAAATGCCCCGTCCGGTGTTGCAGACCGGGCAGGGCGGCGGAACAAATCTTAGGCTCAGATATGTATCCTGTGGCTATTTTAGCACAGGGGAAAGGAAAAGGCAATGGCGAAGAAACGAAAAATCGAATACCGGGTGATCTGGGTGTCTCCGCCTGACCCGGTGAAGATCATGACGGAGTTCGGCAAGATCTGGTCGAGGGAGCATGGCCTTGAGTTTGACGGTGTTTACACCAAAGAGGGGGACATCAAACAATGAGCTGGAACCTGTTTTTTATGATCCTGGGCGTGGCGTATGCGGCCACTTGGGTATTCAAGGTTGTAGATTTCCTCGAAGGAGGGAATCCGCATGAGAAAGCATGAACGGCGCACCAAAGAGCAGCGGAAGGCGGATGCCTCCGCATGGATGGGCTTTATGAGTTTTCTGGCCCTGCTGCTGATCACCATTGCGTATATGGTGGTGAGCGCGCGATGAACAGAAAGAACCGGCATGAGCGCCATCCGCTGGATCTCTGCCCGGTGTGCGGCATGGACAGTGGTGAGCGTGTGCAGTCCACGGACGCACCGTTTAAGCACTATGTACGGTGTTCCACCTGCGGTGCTATCACAGCGGGTTACGCCCAGCAATCCAACGCCACGAAAGCGTGGCAGAGAGGGGATGCGTGGAAATGAAAAGAAAGGTTTACCCGGTGTGCGAAAAATGTTCAACCGTTATAAATCCGAAATTGCATGTGGACGTGGCTCCGGGATTCGTGGTCAACCGTGAAGTCTACTGCGCTCGATGCTTCAAGGATGATATGCAGGAGCAACTGGAATGGTTGCTGAAAGAGCTTGATAAAGACCCGGAGGCGGTTGCAGAAGCAATGGGTATTGGGGTTATTGATATCCCGGAGGACTGATATGACGCAGTGTGAAAAGATCCTGGCTTACTTGGATGAGCACGGAAGCATTACCACAATGGAGGGTATGAGCAAACTGCGCATCGCCAACTTTACGGCACGGATCTCCGATCTGCGGAAGGCTGGCGTTGATCTGACGAAGGAAACGGTCATCAAGAAGAACAAAGACGGCGAGACAATCGCCTATGGAGTTTACAGGAGGGCAAATGGGCAATAGCTGTTTATTCTACACACGGGCGACCGTGGATATCAATTTCCCGGAGGGGCATGTGTGCTGCGCACTGTGCCCTCTGCTGGAAACCTATTCCCGGCTCCAATGCCGGAGAACGGGCGAGTACCTGCTTGATTCAAAAGGGCGCGGGATGTATTGCCCGCTGATTACGGAGGAACATGAATGAATATCTTTGAAAGCATTACCGCGATCATGCAAGAGATCCCGGCGATTGGGAAGGAAAAGAAGAACCAGCAGCAGGGCTTCAAGTATCGCGGCATCGACGATGTAATGAACGCCTTGCAGCCGATCCTCTCTAAGCACAAGGTTTTCGTTGTGCCGGAGGTTATCGATCAGTCACGGGAGGACCGTGTGACCAACAAGGGCGGTACGCTGCTGTATTCCATGCTGAAAGTCAAATACACGTTCTACGCAGAGGACGGCACCAGTGTTTCGGCGGTGGTGATCGGCGAGGGCATGGACAGCGGAGACAAGGCCAGCAACAAGGCGATGGCGATTGCTATGAAGTATGCGTTCTTCCAGGTGTTCTGCATCCCCACTGAGGAAATGAAGGACCCTGATGCGGAAACGCCGGAGCCAAGCAGACCGAAAGAACCGGCGATCCCCACACGGCAGAAGCCGGGGTACAGACTTCCGCCGCAGGGCGATGCCACCGTTATCTGTGAGCGCTGCGGCGGTCAGGTGATGGATTATTTTGACGGCAGAGCCACGGTGAAGGCGGCACGTCTGGCGGCGAGAGCGAAGGAACTGTACGGCCATGCGCTGTGTGAGAAGTGCGTAGCCGAGACCAAGAAGTGCGTAGCCGAGGCCCAGGAGGCCAACGATGCAGCGGGTTAATGCCACGGCGTTTCGCTGGTCGATGGACAGCGCCGGGGACTGGCTGTGCATCCAGACCGGCAAGGCCCGTCAGGTGCTTGACAGTCTGAAAGAGGGCAAGGCATATGACGTGGAGATCAAGGAACACCGGGAGAAGCGGAGCCTCGATGCGAATGCGTACTTCTGGGTTCTGGTTGACCGGCTGGCTGAAAAGCTGCGGATTCCCAAGACGGATATTTACCGGAGATACATTTGGGAGATCGGCGGCAATCATGAAATAGTCTGCGTGATCGATTCAGCCGTGGAAAAGCTGCGGAACGGGTGGGAACACAATGGGCTTGGCTGGCAGACGGATACCATGGCAAGCAGGATCCCCGGCTGCACCAACGTGATTTTGTATTACGGCTCCAGCACCTACAACACCCGGCAAATGTCACATTTGATCGATATGGCGGTGCAGGACTGCCAGGATCAAGACATCGAGACCCTGCCTCCGGAGAAGCTGGCGGGGATGATGGAGGAATGGGGATGCACAAAATGACAAAGGCGACGTCCATTCCGCAATCCGTGAAAGTTGTGGTATGGGCACGGGACAATCACCAGTGCGTGATCTGCGGGTCCCCCGCAGGCGCGCCGGTGGCCCATGTGGTACGGCGTTCGCAGGGCGGCAGAGGAATTGAGCAGAACATCGCAACCCTCTGCCCCCGCTGCCACCGCCTGTTTGACGAGGGTCCATTGCGAGATCGTGAGCGCATCTACGTGCGGCTGGTGGCGTACATGAAAGCATTTTACCCGGATTGGAACCGGGAGGACATGATTTACAGAAAGGGAGCTATTTCATGCTGAACAGAATTATTGTGATGGGTCGGATGACCCGTGACCCTGAATTGCGCCGCACCAACAGCGGCACGGCGGTCGCATCCTTCTCTCTGGCTGTTGACCGGGACTTCAAGTCCCTGTCCGGCGAAAAGGAAACGGATTTCATTGATGTGGTGGTATGGCGCAACACCGCTGAATTTGTAAGCAAGTATTTCTCTAAGGGCCGCATGGCCGTGGTGGAGGGCCGTTTGCAGATCCGTGACTGGACCGACAAGGACGGCAACAAGCGCCGCAGCGCCGAGATTGTGGCCGACAGCGTGTACTTTGGCGATTCCAAGCGGGACGGCGGGGACACGGTGCAGAGCGAACCGCAGGGCGGTTTCAGCGAGATCGAGGATGATGGGGATCTTCCGTTTTAAGCAACAACGTTGCCGCGTGTACCATTATGGCTATGACGGGCGGATGCAAGGCAAGCCGCAGCACGATAGCAGGTGCACAAAGAAGAAAGTCTCCCCCCACATCCCCCTCTAAGAAGAAATATTCTCTCTCTCAGAGAAATAATAAATATATATATTATCTTAGCGAGAGAGAGTATTACTACGTAAGACTATCAGGAGAAGTACATGGACAAGCAAGATATCACAAAGCTGTTTGCGTTGCTCGGAACGATTTACCCAAGCGCAAAAAACCAGACAGGCTCTGTTGCTGTGGCGGCATGGCAGATGATCTTGGAGCCGTGGGCCTATGAGGACGCGAAGCGAGCCGTTATTTTGCGGGCGCGGGAAAACCCTTTTTACCCAACCCCATCGGAGCTGGTTCCCTACCTGCCCAAACCGGAAACACTCGAAGCGAAGGAGGCCCCCATGTCGGAACCGTCCGACGCACATCTGGAAAAATTCTACGCCAAGGCAGGTGAACAGCACGAGCGCTGGCATGAGGCCGGTATCCCCACCCCCTCCGAAGCGAAAAAGCAGGGGATGACCTACTCCGAATGGTGCGCTTTGGCAGATATGCGAGGTGTTTAATGGCAAGTAATTTTCGGCTGGACGAGCTGATC